ACCAGCACTTCACACATCCCCCTCAACTGATGCGCGATATAGTGCGTCTGCATCGACGCCCAGTTCAACGTCCGGTCAGTCTCGCTGTCGAGGGCGCCCGACACCTGTAGACGCTTCCGGCATTCGGCAATCGCATCCGCCACACTCCGAAGTTCGCTCTCGCTACTCATGATGCTCACAGTCGTATGGCCCCGTCTGGCCTGTCAAGGTCTGCTGCAATTGGCGTGTGTACATTGTGGATGAGTCGCGAGGGTACGTCTGTAGGACAAAATACCCGTGCGCGCCGGGGGCGCGTATAGAGTTTATAAACCGTGTAACGGTCCTGTAAACGGGTCCCTCTCCTCACCCGATAGTGCGCCGGTATGTGGATGTGGACATGTGGATGTGTGGTGGACAGTTGAGCGAGCATTGCTAGGCCAACCCCTCCCCCAGGGGTGGGTCCGGTCGGAAGTGCGCCGGCTTAGGCGTACGTGGAGGGTCTGACAGCCCTGGTGACTGGCTGACAGCTGACGTTAGTAGCACACCTGTAGCACTAGCAGCCCACACCAACGCATTCACTAGGCTAACGCTGTCGGTCCTCCTGACTATCAATCAGCACCGGAAGGGAATGCGGGTTTCGGGTCTGCTCATCTCTCCACTTGGATGGCCAGTGGAGAGCGCATGTCGAGCCCATAAATCCACTATGGTAGTGATTACCACAGGGTTTATATAACTGATTGGTTATTGAGGTGTCTGTCGGGAAGGGAGAACCGTTACAACTGCCTCAACTGCGTAAGGTGTTGTAACGGCCGAGGGCTAGTAGGGCTGGCCGTATCGTTGTGCTAATCGATGGTAATCACGCCATCCCAGGCGGCTATTTGGGCATCAGTGCTGTTGCCCTGGTCGGTCGTCTCAGGCCCCGATACGTATGACTCTCCGTAGGCGTGAGCCCTAACCGTTAACTCAGCTCCTAACGGACCATATCCCCAGTCCCAGAATCCAGCGCCGTGGCGATTACGAGTCAGCCAGAAATCATGGCCATGACGGGAGTCATCAACGTGATGTACTGTGTGCTGTTCTGAGTGTCGAGGGTGAAAAACGGAACACACTACCAGACGACTAGAAAATATCGCTAGCCTCGTTTTGAGTGCTTACGAAATAGCTGAGGGTTAGCGCACCCGCCCCTAGCCTGCCATTCCTTCTGAGAGATTCGCATGTGACCTTTCATAGTTTAGCCCTCCACTGATTTACCCGCCAACAGACCCACATACCCAGGAACAGACACAGAGTCTTCATGACCGAATCCAGTAGGATTCGCCGTCAAAATCTACCTCCGTGTAGTCCTGTTTGAGCGCATCGGCGGCTGCCTCCCAGTCGATATGGTCATACGGCCAGCCGGCGTCAGACTTGATAGCGCCAATATCCTCGGCCAGCTGTTGCGCGTATTCCTGGAAATAGCCGTCACGTATCAGTGTCTCTCCGTGCCTCCAGTCTGAACAGTATCCCTCTGCCTCTTCCTGCAGGGCTATAAGGGCGCGAAGTTCGTCAATCTCCTCATGGATAGACTCATACGGACATCTGGCAGACGGCGCGGGTGTGCGCTCGGTGATGAGCGCATCATTCCAAGACTTCCCACAAGTCCCACACTTGACCATGTCCACAATGGTGTTTTCGTTTTCGTCTAACTGAGGCTCGGCCCCATTGTCCTCCGATATCTCCTCGGCCTCGATTTCGCTCTCCAGTTCAGCGATACGAGCAATCACTTCGCGGGAGTCGATGACGTCGTCGAATTTGCTGATGTCGCGATTACGTTTCATGATGCCACCAGGATAGACAGAAGTTTCAACTCATAGCCCTGCACACCAGATGCGTCGATGTGAGTGCCGTTGCTGTTGTAATTGCGCTCGTCTTCGGGATAGTCCTTTGCGTCGGGCTCGTCGACTACCATCCAGCGTTCAAACTCATCACAAAACACTTCGTACGCAGATTCGAATGACCGAGCCCGAATGATAGCGATTGGAGGGTCGAAGCAATCGACGTTAGCGAAGTAAAACCATTTCCCGCTGGTGTCGTCGATGTAATGCTCGGTGGTTCGCTTGATTTGGTGGTGCGGATGTCGGAGCATCGTCGATAGGGTGTCCTCCTGCGTAGTAGCCGGCTGCAGAATATAACGATGGTCCGCATTTCCGCTGGTGAACACCAGTTCAATAGCGTTGATGTCGTCGACGTCGATAGTGTCAGGTTTCATGTTAGTAACACCCGAATCCAATTACGAGGACTTGTTCACCGATTCTATTTTCACAATCGGCGGATTCATTTTCGTCTGACGTAGTAATCGTATGTGATGTCTTAAGGTTGATGTCACGGGGACACCCGCCACCATTAAATCCGTCAAGAATCATCACCGGAGCAGACTCATCTGACGCAAGGGCCCGCCACTCTCTAAGCTGTTTGACAGTCACGCGATAGCCACTCCCCTGGTATACACAGAGTCAATCGGGTGTTCGCCGGCCAGATGTTCAGCGGTCAAGATGTAGAGAGAACACCCGCGTGGGTCACCCTGAACATACGCTGTCAGGGTGGGATACTTGGCCATGATGGCAGTCAAGCGCTTGCGGGCTCCAGTTTCCCTATCGGCCACCCTTCCGCCCTTTCGGCCAGTGTCGGGGTTGAAATAGTAAGGTGTGCTGTCGGGCTCGTCGCCATCGCGCTGGATGACTCCGTTGCATTCGTGTTCGAACCATCGGCGGAGAGTCATAGAGATACGGCGGAGGGCGTTAGCATCATCGCGACTGATGCCAAGGGCCATCAACCGATTCTCCTGGTGTGTGAGTTCCATCGCTTCGCGTTTGGTCATTCGTTCACCTCGCCAAGAATCGTTAGCATCCGCAGGTAATCGCGTGAGTCTTGATACTTGCTCACGCAATCGGGACACGTACAGCGACATCCGACCCGCCAATCTGCCTCATTCAATCGGGTTAGATTGCGGTCTAGCCCATCTTTACGGTGTGGATGGTATGCGCGGGTGTCTCTCTGTTCGTCTGTCATTCGATGCCTGCCTCTCTTAAGTGAACGGGACACAACGCCCCACCAGCCCCAGCCGGTTCACCACAGATTTCGCACATCATCAGTTCAGGTAACTGGCCGTCCAACTCTTCGAGCGCTTCGTCGACCATTTGTAGCAGGTAACCACTGATTTCAGCCAGACAATCGAGGTTCTCAGGGGTTTTGTCGAAAGGGTCATACCAGGAACCTCCCAGAGAATTCCGACCTTCGACGCGTTCACCGTCGCGAATGGTGTAGGCGATAACGTCATGGTCGTAACAGACAAACTCATCACCGATGGGCTCGTCACCGTCCCAAACGCTATAAGGGTCTGGCGTTCGAACCACTTCGATAACCACGTCAGGCCGCTCAACTTTCAATTGAGCAATTCGCTCCCGTCCAGTCATACCCGTTTACCCCCAACCGCGATAGGCTCGAAAACCGCGCGCACCGTCGGACAATCCCAGCCGCCTCCGGGATAGGGAATCGCATAGACGTCTGCCCGTCGAATCTTTGCCTCTTTTAACGCTTGACGTTTCCGCGTGAGAGGACCTGCAAACATAGCGCGTTCACGCGTAGTGCCGAATCCCTCCTCGACCCACATCAGGATATAGACGTTTCGTCGCATTTACTTGTCCCCCGCGCATTCGTGTTCCGACTCGAAATCCTCAATGCACCAATCGACGAAAGAATCGTAAGAGGCGATACCGTGGTTGATGTCCTCATCTTCCGCGCTGTAGTTGTATCGCTGTTCCTGCCCACACTCGGAACAGTAAATCACGGTATCGAGTGTCCCGTCGTCACCAAGTCTGGCAGCCATTCATTCCCCTTCTTTCACAAGATGCCAGAACGGGCCAACCGGAATCCCCGGAGTGCAGTGTCCGCAGTGCATGCATTCAAGATACATCAGCCCGTCATCGGTAGATTTGCGAAGTTGGTCGGAATGCGCGCAGAACAGCCGACGCAAAAGGTTGACCAACTTCATACATTCACCTTGGCCAGATAATCGAGCGTATCCCCCATCGATTCGGCGTAACTGGCCAGCTGTTCTGCGTGAGCAATCGACTCTGGGTAAATGTGCTTAAGGTGGGCGGCAGCCTTCAAGATTTCCACGCGTGCCATGCGAAGCGCTTCCATCGTGACCATAAGCTGATTAGGCGTCAGGGGCACACTCACCACTGATAGCCGGCTCGGCATACGAGAGATGCTGGCCGGGCTCATCGGCGAACCAACTCACCAAGGAACAACAGCCCGACACGTCCGTTGTTTTGAACGATGGAGAATCCCGCCTGTCGAAGTTCGAACACTGCCCGACGCAAAGACGGCAGAGGCATTTGAACATCTGCAGCCAGCCAGCTGGCCGTCACGAAGGGCTGCAGCCCTCCACGGGTATAGAGACCGCGCAACCGACGCAACACGCGAAACGCTTGCTCAGAGATATGAGCGGCTTGGATGGTATACATGCGATGTTTAGATTGCTATGCATGTGCCAACTATGTACCCCTGTAAAATCAACACTTTACAGCCGGTACCCATCATGCATAGTGTGCTGGAACGGAACGCGACGGTGAAAAACGGAACACACGTACCGGAACGGGCCAAACAGACCCCGTGGGGAGTTTCTACATGGCGAAGTGGGTATATGTGCAGGCGATGGTGGACAGTGACTTCACGAACGGACAGAAGGTAGAGGACACGCTGCCGGTGTGCTTTCGGTCGACCATCGTCGAGGCCGAGAGTGAATCTCTCGCTTACGCGGCAGGCTTTCGGTGGGGACAGTCTCAACCCGCTCAGTCAGTGCTGAATGACTACGTGGTGGCTATCGGGTAGAGTAGGCGCATGAAATTCACAGAGTTTGCAACCGTTGTCGTCTGCGCAGCCGGCCTCACCCTCTTTCTGATAGCCCTGTTGATTGGGCAGAACAAACTGTGTGGGTTCGAGAGTGAGGGGACAAGGCGGTGTGTGGTAGTGGTGGACAGACATGAATGAACAAGACCAACTGAGACGAATGCTGAACGATGCGGAGGCTCGCTATGCCGGGGCCACGGACCAGGGCACGCGGGACTACTGGCGAGGCTTCGGGGACGCGGTGCGGTATGCGTTGCAGCTCCACGCGCAAGAGGACAAGGTGACCCTCGGTGTGGGACTGAGTCTTGCAGGGGTACCGGCTAATCACCACAGGGTGACTGTGGTGAGATGTGACTGCATCGCGAGTGGGAATGCCAGCAAGCCAAAGCAACACGGGGCCGACCCACACGCGAAGAACTGCGCGGTCTACACCAGACGGGAGACACCAAGTGTCCCCCATTCAGGTCCGTCCCTGAGCAAGGGCTGAGAGTTTCGAGAGCCGCACTCGCGATGTATGTCGCCTAGTACACCTCGGTTGAGGCTCGCTGCGTAAAACGTACACGACCTATTTCTGACCCTGGCCTTTCGCGTGCAGTCCTCCGATGTTGCGGTCGTTCTGACAACGCTCGCAAGGAGGTGGTCGACATGTGGGCTTACTTTCTGAGCTTCTTTTCGGATGCGGACGGCGACAGCATCTACTGGGGCACGTAAGTAGGTAAGGCAAGGGGCGAGACTCACTGCAGGGGGTCTCGCTCTTTCAGAGGGAGGACAGGTTGAAGATTAGCGACGACGAGAAGGCCCGACTGAATGCCGTGATGTTTGTGCTGGCCGGTGTGTGGCTCGGCATCCTGATGGGCTATTACCTGTTCACCCCGTAGATTGGAGAGCGTATGAACGTCCGAGACTGCCGTATCATTCACACAAACCTGCTCACCGCCATGCAGGCGGGACGCGACTATGACGCGTATGCCTGGACGCGTCTGCTCTGCCGGCAGTTGAGGACCCTCACGGTCAAGACAGACTGCACGGGTACCGAGGAGTGGCACCATGCCGCTTAAGGAGCCCTTCGAGATTGACTGGTTCAAGGTGCGAGCCCTCCTGGCCCTCATCTTCTTCATCCAGGTGTTCATCATGGCGCCCTGGCGGGTGATGACCCTTGGGGCTGAGGTGCTGTTCATGTCGCCGGGACACGTTCGCAGTGACAACGGCACCCATCGCTACTGGGACGCGCTGTCCCTGGAGTCGAAGCTGGAGATGCTGAACTACTCGGTGACATACGCGGGGGGCCTTGAAGTCGACGGGCATGAAGCCTACGGGGTTACTGACATGGAGAAGCACGCCATCATCATTGATGGAGGTCTCAGCTGGAATGCCAGACTCGCTGTCCTTGCGCATGAAGCCGGCCACACCTTGCAGCCGGGATGGGTGACCACCCGACAGGCAGAAGCGTTCGCGGAAACGGTCGCGATGCTGGTCAGTCATGATGGGTACCGGGAACACGCCCGCTACCTTGCGAGTCACAAGATGGACGCGCTATTCATGATGGTGGTCGAGTGGCCGAGTATGTATCACGCGGCTGCGTTGCTAGAAGACCGTTAGTGATTACCCTCGGTATCTCTCGCTACGGCAATGGGCTTCACGACCTGTGCGAACTCATCCGGGACATCGTTGAAGAGAAGGAAGCTATGAGCCATCAGAATCGCCGCACGCCCCTGCCGAAAGATTATCAGTTTGGCGATGCCGGGAGAGGCCCAACACCGTCTCAGGTCAGTTACGAGACCTCCCACGCCTCCTGGCTGCGAGTGCTCGCGGGTCACTTCACGCTGATAGAGAACGGGCGTTACGTCTTGCGCCCTGGCACTGAACTCTTCGCCTGGACGCCCATGCGATTGCGAGCGATTGCAAACCTACTGGAGCGTGCGGAGGTTGCGCCCAAGCTACTATCGGGGCCGACACCCTCATCGCCTCGCTTCTTCCCTGCGTGGCGGGGACGACATGAGAACGCGGCCGAGGAGCTGGCCCGTAAGGGCGAGTACAACGTGATTGAGGGAGAGCACGAGTGAACCGCATCGAACAATTGTCCCTCCCTGACGAGGAAGAACTGTCGAATCAAATCGACACAGCCCTGAAGTATCTCGCAATGGGGCAGGGCTTCACCCTCAACGGACTAGCTCGCCTGTTCGTTGACTGCCAGCGGCGCATGTCAGCGGACTGGACGGAGATTGGCTCGCTTCGTCGGCAGCTCAATGCGTATCGTTCTACTGAGGAAAAGTAATGGCGGACCCTAAGCCTACCCGCCACTTCTTCCGCAAAGCCATCGCTCCCCCACCTAAGCCGCCGAAGGACCAGAAGCAACGCAGGTATTCGAAGCGGCAGCTCGTGGTGGCGGAGAACATCCATCCTCTCACGGGGAAGCGCGTGGTCCGGTTCCTCAGCGCCTCGGCAGCCGCCCGCAAGGTCGCGGCGTCGATAGCTGGGAAGGCGTCCCAAGCGAGCGGCCGGGCCAACCGCTTCACCAGCGAGTCGGGCAGCAAAGCCAGTAAGAAGCTCTGGACGACTCGCCAGCGCAAGGTGAATGGCATCCGCATCGGTAACAAGCTGACAGGCTGGAAGAAGGGCCAGCGTCTGGACCGGATGGCCCTTCGCAAGCTCTATCACGAACATCCGAAGCACGGCATCAAGTGTGTCTACCAGAGTGCTGTGGCGCCAGCCTGGGAGCGCACGGACCCGACGACGGGTGTCACCTCCCCTATCACCGAGAGGACAGCATTGATTCGTTTGGGGTACATGAAACAGTACCTCCGCTTCGTTCCTACCTCTATACGCATGGTCCCCTTGCGTGGCACGAAAGCTGCTATGGGTACCGGCGAGCCCGTCAACCCGATTTCAGGAGAATAGCTAATGGTTACTGTCAACGCTCGTGAGTCCGTCCTGCGTGTCCTGCGGAATGCCAACCTCGGCCAGCTGCCCGGCGTGTCGGTCAAGAACATCGCCCTGTTCACGGGGTACCCGGCAGCCTCGATTCGGCGCACCATCGCGGAACTCAAACAGGGCTGCTGGAACATCGTGCGCGAAGGCAAGCTCGTGCGCCTCGTCGTCGCGTAAGGACACCGGACCCATCATGGACACGGTGACCCCGCTCACGGCCGAACAGCGTCGTGAGCTGATAGAGCGACCGATTCGTATCCGCACGATTGGCGGCAGCAGGCACGGAGGGACCGGAGTCGCGAGTGACGACGGTCTCCACCGCACCTACACCCCCAGAATCGCGGCGGAAGATGAGAACCCCAGTCTTTCAGGAGCACGCACCGATGGCGAGTGAATCGCGGAACAGCCGGAAGAAGCGCAGGGTGAAGTTGAATTTGAGCCGGGCACGTCGGGCGCTGCAGGAGCAGACGCAGCGGCTGGTCCAGACCCACGCGACCCTGCTCATGGTGCTAAGCGCCATGGGTGGCGAGATTGAAGTCAACCAGGCGACCATGCAGACCGTGCTGCAGGGGATGCGGATGTTGAACTGGGTGACCGAGGCCAAGACGGACTGCGACGGTGCGGTTGTCCCCAACAAGTTCATCGTGCGGGTGGTCACACAGGAGGGCGTTCAGGAGGTGGTCGACGAAGCCATCGAGGCTACTGACCTCGCGACCTCGGCAGAAGTGGAGGCAGGTTTCGCCGCTGCTGAAGCTGCTAACGACGCGGCTGTCTAGTGGGCAGTCGTCCGCGCCAGTTCACCCTGACCGCGCCGGGTCCACTGCGCCTCTACAACACGCTTGAACTGCTGAACATGCCTGCCCCCTCCTGGCTGATCGAACCCGTGATGCCGGTGGGGGCGCTGGTGGGCATGTATGGACCCCCAGAGACCTACAAGAGCTTCATCGCTATCGATATTGCGATGTCGGTGGCGACCGGGACCTCATGGCAGGGCAAGGAGACGCAGAAGGGGTTTGTCGTTTACATCGGGGCTGAGGGTGGGGCTGGTCTGGGCAAGCGGGCGCTGGCCTGGCTGGTGACGCACCAGATCGAGCCCCAAGATGCGGATATCGCGTGGCTCATCGAGAGCGTGCCGTTGTCCGCTGACAGCGACGAGATCGTCACCCTCCTCGGCCGGCTGGAGGACGAGGTTCGCCGCGAACCTAGCTTGATCATCGTCGACACGATGGCCCGCTGCTTCGACGGCAACGAGAACGAGACCGAGGACATGGGCAAGTTCATTGCGGGCATCGACATCCTCCGCAAGCGCTTCGGCTGCACGGTGCTGGTGATTCATCACACCCGGCTGGATGGCGGTCGGGAACGTGGCGCCACGGCGTTTCGTGGTGGCGTCGACACGATGATCAAGATCACCAGGGATGGGGAGACGGTCGCCTTCGAGTGCGACAAGCAGAAGGACGCCGAGCACTTCGACAACATCGAGCTGGAGAAGCTGGTGGTCCCCGGCACCGACTCGTGTGTGATGAAGGGCAGCAATGCCCCTGTCGAGCGCCAGAGTGCTGCGGAGGCAGTCGTGGACATCCTGCGGCAGCAGCAGCCCTGCAGCTGGCAGACCTGGGTGGATGCCACGGGCCTCGACGCCAAAGAGTTCATGAAGGTCTATCAGACGGTCAGGAAGATGAACATCGTCAGTAAACACAAGAAGACCAACAAGTGGTCAGTGATAGGAGCAGAAGCATGAGGACGAGAAAGCTGCAGGTCATTCCGGTATCGAGGGCCAAGACCGCACTGGGGTTGATTCAAGCGGTCAAACGAGTGGTACTGGCGGACCCGAGACGCGTGGACATGGGGACCGTTGTCGAGGACTCGACTAACCCCGACGCCTACTTCGGCGGCCAGAAGCCGGCCTGCGGGACGGTTGGCTGCTTCGCCGGATGGATCGGTGTTCTCGCCAAGGGGCGCGAGTGGTCGATGTCGGGGCCGGTCTTTGGGGCTGTCGAGAAGCTGCTTGGCCCCGATGTCGCGTTCGAGTTCATGGGCCGTGACGGCATCTATCACAGCGTGTTCAATGATGGCGCGGGCGACAGTTGCGCGGACACAACGCCCGGCACCAAGGCGCACGCTCGTGCAGTGGCCCAGCGGATCGACCGCTTCATCAAGCGCAATCTGCAGGTGCTGAAGGCCCGCAAGTTCGTGCGCGTGGATGGCCAATTGGCCCCCGCCCCCGGCCAAGACTAACTCTATTCACGGGCAGGGGTGGTGGGGGTTATTACTATAACCCCCCTATCCCCCTCCCTGAGAGTCCACTGATAGATGTGTCATCACCTGTGGGTCTATCTCTCCTCGAATGCTGGCGCCTGTAGTTTCAAGGTCTGCCGGCGCTGCGGGGTGGTCGTGTGGTTTGCGAAGAAGGGATGTAGCTGATGAAGCCGAACTACGACACGGGTCTGGCCCGCATGGCGGGGAACATTGCAGCAGGGATGGTGGGCGAATACAGTCGCAATCGGCTGACGTCCACACAGAAGAATGCCATCGCTCAGGAGAGCGTTGATATCGCCCGGCGCATTGTCGCGGAGCTGATCGGGTTCGTCCCGGCTGACCGCCTTACCCCGCCTATATCGATGGGCAATGACCGACTGGAGCGAGACTGATGGGTGCGCGGCCGAGTAGTTTCAAAGCGGTCGAAGTCGAGGAAGTGAAAGCGCCCACCTGGTCGACGGCTCAACAGGCCATCTTCTGGTGGTTCGAGGGTAAGTGTGCCATCTGTGGTGACCGGGCTGAGTACGAGACAGAGTATGGCCCAAAGCCCTGCTATCCCTGCCTGATAGGTGAGGACGAGGACCGCACCAATCTCATCGTGCGGGCTCGCGCCGGCACGGGCAAAACGACCACCATCGTCGAGGGCGTGAATCGAGCGCCCGAGGAAAGCATTCTCGTCTGTGCGTTCAACAAGGGTATCGCAGACACGCTGAACCAGAAGATCACCAACTCGCGGGCGGAAGCGAAGACTCTGCATGGGATCGGCATGCGCGCCATCATGCGGAACTGGCGCGGCCTGCAGGTAGCCAAGCCCACCAGCAAGCGGGCCGACTTCCTGACCGACAAGGTGGTGCCCATTGGTACGCCCTACCAGATGAAGAAGCTGGTGAGTCTGCTGCACACGAAAGGGCGCGAGATGTGCCCGACCGTCGAGGGCGGCTACTCCACCGATGCCCTGCTGAAGCTGGCGCTGTTCTTTAATCTCGAACCCTCGGAGGGCTGGGCGCCCAAGTTCACCGTCGACCACATCGTGAAGTGGGCCAGTGAGGCAATGGCGTATGCGAAGGAGAACCCGCCCCGCTACGAAGTGGGCATCGACTTCGCGGACATGATCTATCTGCCGCTCGCGTGGGACCTGCTGACCAAGGACTACCAGCTCGTGGTGGTGGATGAAGCGCAGGACATGACGAAGGCGCAGCTGGAGATTGTCCAGCGCGTGTGTGACGGCCGCCTCTGCTTCGTCGGGGACGACCGCCAGGCCATCTATGCGTTCAGGGGCGCGGACACGGGATCGCTCGACCGGCTGAAGACGGAACTCAATGCGCTGGAGCTGCCCCTGACCACCACCTACCGCTGTGGCCAGTCCATCGTCGAGCGTGCGCGCCTGCTGGTGCCAGACTTCGAGGCCGGTCCAGCCAACCCCGTGGGCATCGTAGAGGATGTCGAGGACGGGGACCTGCTCCAACTGGTCAAACCCGGCGACTTCGTCCTCTCGCGCCTGAATGCCCCGCTGGTCAGCCTCACGCTGCGTCTGCTGCGTAATGGGGTGCGGGCACGGATGGCAGGCCGGGACATCGGCGCCGGCATCCTGAGCATCCTGAAGCGTTGCAAGGTGGAGTCGTGGACGCCGGTAACGGACGCTCTCAACGCCATCGACGCCTGGGAACGCAAAATGACCACTCGCTATGCCTCCTTTGGCGAGCTGCAGCTAGTCGATCAGACCCGCGACCAGGCTGACATGCTGCGGGCGCTGATGGAAGATGCCGACACGATGCGGCAGGTCATGGCCAACTGCGACCACCTCTTCACCGACGACCCTGATGCCACCCACGTGGTCTGCAGCTCCATCCACAAGGCCAAGGGGCTGGAAGCGCAGAAGGTCTACTTGCTGTGGGACTCGCTGTATCGGCGGGGAGTCAATCAGGAGGAACAGAACCTAGAATATGTGGCGACCACCCGCGCCATCTCCTATCTCGGCATCGTCAGGGGTACACCGTCGTTACAAAGGCGCGTCCAGTGAGGGTGCTGATTGCCGAGGAGTTCTCTGGTCGCATCCGTGAGGAGTTCCGCAAACTCGGGCACGACGCGTGGTCGTGTGACTGGAAGTGGGACACGGAGATTCCCGGCCAGCACTACCGAGGGGATATCCGCGACATCCTCTACGACGACTGGGATCTGCTCATCGCCCACCCGGACTGCACATATCTGGCGAACTCAGGGGTGCAGCATCTGCATCGGACGCCGGCCAACCCCTCACCGGGCGTGCTGTACGGGAAGAAGCGTCAGGCGGCCATGCGTGAGGGCGCCAAGTTCCTGAAGATGCACCTGGACTGCGACCATATCCCGCTCATAGCGGTCGAGAACCCGATCCCTCATCGCTATGCCATCGCGGCGATTGGGCGCAAGTACACACAGATTATCCAACCGTATCAGTTCGGGGACGCCGAGCAGAAGGCGACCTGTCTGTGGCTGAAGGGGTTGCCCCCGCTCGTGCCCACGAAGCTCATTCCCAAGCACCTGCGCAAGCAGTCGGTGTTTCTGGCCTCCCCTGGCCCCCAGCGCGCACACGAGCGCAGCCGCACGTTCCTAGGCATAGCCCGAGCGATGGCGGCTCAGTGGGGTCATATGGGTACAGCCATTCCACAGAGGAGGACAGCATGAAGGAGGGCTGGGGAGAGGGGGTCCGATGACTCCCCTCCTACCACAGGGTGCGCGTGTCGTGTTCATGAGCACACCCTATGGGGTTCGGTCCATCTGGCATCACTACTGCAGTCGCACTGGGTACCCGCAACTCACTACTCGAAAGGTTACAGTGGCAAAGAATCCGAGTCTGGAACGTATCTTCACCTACCACCCGCCCTTCGGCACGCAGGCGGCCCGCTACGTCACCATCCGTGACGCGGCCCTCGCCTTCGCCACGGTGGTCCGTGACAACACCCCGCCCTCGCGTGAACAGTCCCTCGCGTTCACCGACATTCAGCGCGCCTGCCAGATGGCCAATGCCGCCATTGCCATCAACGAGCAGCCCAGCCAGTTCGTCGAGATTGAAGCGACCAGCGCCCCGGTCGTCGGTCTCGTCACCGAGTCAGTTCAGTCAACGGACGCTGCAGCGTCCACCAACCAGGAGAGTGTGTAAATGGGTGCGCGTCCCTCAAGCTTCAAAAAGGGCGGCGGTTTTCTCAACGGTGTCGACGGCGTCATCGTCAGCTACGAGTTCACCGACGAGTTCAACGGTGAGGCGTACAAGGCGACCAAAGACCCGAAGACGGGCAAGGTCCGCTTCCACGCCATCAACTGCCTGCTCGGCGTGAAGGTCGACGGCGCGGAAGAGACTGTCTTCACGACCCTGTTCGTGGGCGGCTTCGACGACTTCACCATCAGCGAGGATGGGCTGACGTTGACCCCGAACGAAGACGGTCGGGAGCTGGGCGCGGGAGTCGCATTCACGACCCTCATCGCCAGCCTCTGCGCGGCGGGCTTCCCGGAGGAGAACCTGCCCGAGGACGAAATCAACTTCGAGGCCATCATCGGCACGCGGGTTCGCTTCGAGCAGAAGACGAACGACGAGCTGACCAAGAAGCTCGGCAAGCGCGTGGGCAAGGACGGCAAGACGTTCAACCGTCAGGACCTTGTCATCACCAACGTGTACGACCTGCCGGGCAAGGCTGCGAAGCCGGCTGCCGGAAAGTCGGCCGCGAAGCCTGCCGCTGGCAAGGCCAAGAAGTCGGCGGAACCGGACTTCACCCAGGAAGCCACAGACGTCGTGCTCGCGGTCCTCGCGGCCAACGACGGTCAGGTGGCGAAGTCGAAGCTGGCCATGAAGGTCACGCAGAAGCTGCTGAAGCACGAGAACCGTGAGGAGATTCGCATCCTGGCGACCTCCGACGAGTTCCTGGCGACGGAAGCGGGTTGGACCTTCAACGCGAAGAAGGGCATCATCGCCATCGCGGAAGAGGAAGACAGCGAGTAGTTAGGCATGAGGGGTACACGCTAGTCCTGCTGCTAACCGAGTTGCCTTGACTTCCGTGTGCCCCGCTCGCCCGTCCTCAGTCTCGCAGGTATGCCCCTGTTGGAGACTTCCGTTAGCCGGGACTGCAGGACGGGCATCTCTCATACAGTCGCGACACTGGCTACTAGACGGCCCTCGGGTCGGCACCAGTGGCAACGAGTTGAACGGTAGATAACACTCGTCTTACAGGAGGTCCCCTTTGATTCAAGTCGCTATCACGATTACCGACGCGGGTGAGTTCAAGGTCGAAGGACCGCTGGAGAACCCCATCCAGATGCATGGGATGCTCGCGATGGCGACTCAGGCTGTCCATGAGTTCCACGCGGCCAAAACCAAGATGCCGCAGCCCCGTGTGCAGCTGGCGCCGGGCAGTCTCATGGGTATCAAGTCGTGAACTACCAGGGCTATCTGGTCACCCTGACGGCGCTGTTCATGTGTGCGCTGTCTTTCTATCGCCTCACGGGGAAACACTAATGAGAATTCGACACATCGACGAAGACGCGTTCCGTGGCGGGGTGATGCTCGTTGGCCTCATTCTGGCGAACGTCATCGCATATCGCCTGTGTGGGTGGATGGGCATGGCCGGCGTGGTCTCCGTCTACTGCGTCTGGCGAGCGGTCTAGATGCTCGTCACCCCGACCCCCTTCGACCTCAACATGACGCAGCACGCCCCTGGGGTGGTCCGGGGTGTGGGGCTGCACATGAGCGACATCTATGGGGCACTCTACCGCGAACTCGAACCGAAGCGCTATGACCGGCCGGTCACTGGCACGCCCGAAGAGGCGGAGAACAAAGCCGGCTTCATGGGCATCGGTATGGCGTTCGAGGAGATGTTGGAGAAGGCGCTGCGGGACCGGCTGACCGAAGGGTCTGGACGTCCCGACGAACTCACCGAACCCGAATACGGCATCATCTACAACCCCGACCTCGTTATCTTCAACGGCGCCACACGCGTTGGAGAAATCAAGCTCACCTGGATGAGCAGCAAGGGGTTTCCCCGCGAACAGGCCAATGGGTTCCCACCCAAGGCCGACAAATATCTCACCCAGATGATGGCCTATTGCCACTGTCTGGAGACACCGTATGCACGCTTGTACGCCTGCTTCGTGAACGGCGCTGGCAGCTTCAAAGACCAGTTCGGCCCGTCACTGATGGCATGGGACATCACATTTACCTCCCGCGAACTCGCTGAGAACTGGCAGACCCTAATCAGCTACGCAAAACAGAAGAGGATGCTCTAGATGGCGAAGACTGCGAACAACCCGTTCTCGCGATACACGAAGGCCACGACCGACATCAAGCCACGCATCATCGCTGCGTCATTCGGTGAGGTGGGTACCGGCAAGACATCCTTCTGGCTAGGAGCCCCCGCGCCAATCGTCATCCAGACCCTCGACCAGGGACTCGAAGGCGTGGTCGAGACCTACGCTGCCGACAAGGAAGTGTATATCGCGGAGTATGACCTGGGCCAAGGCGTGGGCGAGGACTACACGCACGCCAAAGCGGTTGAAGCTCGCGACAAGTTCGTCACGGACTTCGAGGTCGCCATCTCGCACGCCCGCACGATTATCTGGGACCGCGAGACCGACGTGTTCAAGCTGTTTTTCTTTGCGGAGTTTGGGACTGACGATGCGTTCGCCGCTGCCCCGCCCAAGGACTGGGACAAGCTGAAGGGCAAGATTCGCCGGCTCATCTCGATGGCGAAGGCCAGCGACGTCAACTTCGGTCTCATCCAGGGCATGAAGAACGAATGGGGCCAGAAGGTCAACAACAAGACTGGTGCGAAAGCTGCGACCCAGACCGGCGCCCGCATTGTGGACGGCATGGACGGCATCGACGCGCTCGTCCACACCACCATCGAGCACACCAGGGTCAACGGTCAGATGGCGATTACCGTGGGCAAGAGCCGGGGGCCGGGCGGACGCGACATTCAGGACCAGACCTTCTCGGGTGAGATGGCGACCTTCTCTTCGCTGGCGCAGATGATGTTTCCAGACTCTGACGAGTCCGATTGGATTTGAGGGGCTATGACCATGAGCGTGTTCGTCATCAAGATGCGGCTGGACGACTCCTTCTACGGGCAGACGGAACTCTACTACGTGTTCGCCAAGACCGCGACGGACGCCCTGACCAAAGCCTACAAGGCGTTCGCACGGGACACGCGAGCGTATGACTCGGGCACGCTGACCGTGCTGAGTCTCGAACGCGTTGACGCCACTGTGGTGAAGTGATGAAGGTCTCCACCCTCAAGACCGAAGTCACCGTTCCCCAGCACATCAAGGTGTTCGCGTTGGTGCTGGCGATTCTGGACAAGATGTATGCGGGCGAGCGTGAACGCCTTCTCAAGCAGGCAGCTAGTTACTACGGGGTGACGCTGTGAACCTCGCTGCTCCGCACAACTTCATAAAGGTCAACACAGGTCTCTACTCTATTGGGCAGCGTATTGGCGTTCGGATGCTATTCACTGGACGCGTGCGGAAGGGTGGTCGGGTCGTCATCGACGGTAATTCTGACCACTACGCCCTCGAAGCGTGGGAGAGAATGACACGCGGTGGGGTGACGGCCCGCTACGGCAGGAATTACGATGTCTACCCGGTTGTCATCGCGCACGTCGGTGGACGCATTCAGTGGGTGCCCCTTGCTGCTCATTGACTACCGCGCAGGTAGTCGAGAATTGATTCAGCCTTTGCGTGACCTCGGACTGCCTGTTGAGAAGACGACCTTGAATTTCGGAGACGTCGCGTTCTCTGGCAATGGTCGTAAGGGCAAGTCGGTCGACATCGGCATCGAGTTCAAGACACTCAACGAGACCATTGGGAGCATCAGGGATGGCAGACTCGCCGGCCATCAGCTCCCCGGCCTGAGCCCCTTCACCGAGCAGCCTACCTTCGACTACGCCTGGCTGTTGATCGAGGGCGCCTGGACGAGTGACCGGCAGGGGCTCGTCTGCGCCTACAGCAAGTATCGGCAGCAGTGGGCGCCTGTGCCCGGCAAGATGAACGCCTCCGAGTACGAAGGCCACCTGCTGACCTACTTCCTCAACGCCGGCATCATGGTCAAGGAGACCAACACGAGGCGCGACACGCTGCGGTGGATCGCTCGCCAATACCGATGGTGGACTGACACCGACTCGATGGACGATCACAAGAGCCATCTGGCGATGCACAAGCCCACTACTTTCATACCCCTCAACGAGAGGCGTCAGGCGATGACGCGTTGGCCGGGAGTCGGCGTGCGTGTCAGTCTCGCGGCCGAGCGGGCTTTCGGGTCTGTCGCTAACGCAGCTGCCGCGAATGCCCGCCAGTGGGCCACCCTCGAAGTGCCCGACAAGAATGGCAAGTCCAAGTTGTTTGGCATGAAGCACGCCGAGCGGGTGGTGGAGTTTCTGCGGGGGACCAAGTGAAGCGCACCAAGGGTACACGGCGGCCTCTCGATGCCTACTACACGCCCGCATGGATGACCCGAGCCCTGCTGGCGCATGTCCCCGAGATTGACGGCAACGTGCTGGAATGCTGTTCGGGCGATGGGTCTATCGTGGACGTGCTCGCCCAGGAAGGTGGCCTCATTGTCTTTACGAATGACGTCGATGAAGACATCACGGCGAACAACAATGTGTGTGCGTCCACCGACGAGTGCTATACCTCGCCTCTCTACGGGCGTGAGTTCGATTGGATCATCACCAACCCGCCCTACGTGATGCCCCTCTGCACGAACATCGTGGCCAACGCCATCAAGCACGCTCGTGTGGGCGTGGCGATGATGTTGCGGCTCTCCTTCGAGGAGCCTACCGCTCACGTCAACCCCCGAGGCCCGTTCCTCGAAGCCAACCCGCTCACCCGTAAGCTCGTGATGCCGCGCTACAGCTTCACGGGCAACGGCAATTCCGACAGCGTCACGACGGCCTGGATGATCTGGTCGAAGGTCCCGCTGTCGGGGGCGCCGATGCTGTCGTTGTATCGGGCGGACTCTCTGTACGCGAGGCCGTTCTAATGGCCGAGGAGTGGCGACCGACGCACCATTCTGACTATGAGGTCTCTAACCTCGGTCGCGTTCGTAGTTGGGCCGCCTTGGGCGGGGATCTACGCAAACCTGCTGCGGAGCGCAGACGCAAGAAGCCGCAGATGCTTCGACCGGGTATTGCCAGTAACGGGTATCCAACAGTGTGTCTTGGGAGAGGGCGTACGTATTGTGTTCACGCTCTGGTCGCCGCTGCCTTCATCGGGCCATGTCCCGAAGGTTGCGAAGTGCGTCACAAAGATGATGACCGGCAGAACGCACACGCAGGCAATCTAGAGTATGGGACGAGGGCAGACAACGTGTGGGATATGCTAAAGCGGGTTCGCCGCAAGTACGTTCTCTCACCCACCAAGGTTGTGCAGATTCGACGTCGTCTCGCTGACGGTGAAACGCAGAGAGACCTTGCGACTGAGTACGGCGTCTGTCGCATGACCATCAATCGCATCAACGTGCATCGAGCGTGGAACCATGTCTAACGCTCTCAAAAGCGTGATCGATTTTGAAACAAGATCCGCCTGCGACATCAAAGCGCATGGCACGTGGGTCTACAGCCAGCATCCGACCACCGAAGTCATGTGCTTTGCCTTCCGGCTCCCCTACTGGCCGAAGGACAAGACCGCTATCTGGCATCCCATCTACCGGAAGTTTGGGATTGAGGATGAGGGCGACGGTCCCGAGCTGGTCGAGTTATTCAAATGGATTCAATCAGGTGGACTCGTCGAAGCCCACATCAACTGGTTCGAGTTCTGTATGTGGGTGAACATCATGGTCCCCCGCTATGGGTGGCCAGAGATACAAAATCATCAGTGGCGTTGCTCGGGTGCGAAGGCCGCGTCCCATGCGCTCCCCCGAGGACTCGATGAGGCGTGTGCAGCGCTGATGATGCGGATTCGCAAGGACGCGAGTGGCAGCAAGGTCATGAAGAAGCTGACCAAACCCCGCAAGCCCCGCAAGAAGGAGTTGGAAGCGTGGAAGCTGAAACACGGGAAGAAGCCGCATCCGCGTGTCTATCATGAGTCCTTCGACCTCTACGTCCAGTTGTGGGCGTATTGCTGTCAGGACGTGCTCGCGGAAGAGGCGTTGTCCGCGATGATTCCCGACCTGAGTCCCGAGGAAACCGAACTCTACCTGCTGGACCAGAAGATTAACGCTCGTGGCTTCCAGCTCGATAGCGAGGCTGTGGAGACGGCGCTGGCGCTCATCGCCAAGGAGACCGTCGTCCTCAATGCGGAGTTGAAGGAGTTGACCGGGGGCAAAGTCGACCGGGCGACCAAGCGTGCCCAGATGGTCGCGTGGTTTGCGGAACACGGGCTGGCGGTCGAGAACACCCAAAAGCAGACCCTCGAAGAGATGCTGACCTGGGACTGGCTGAGTCCTGAGTTGCGTCGAGGTGTCGAGCTGATGTTCATGCTCGGCAAGTCGAGCACTGCCAAGTATGAGGCGATGAAGAACTGGTCGGTCGGTGATTGGAGGGTCCGAGGGGGACTCCTCTATCATGGCGCCGGCACGGGACGGTGGAGTGGTAAGGGTGTCCAACCCCACAACTTCCCGAAAGGCGACAAGAGTGTCAGCGACATGGATGCGACGTGGGCGCTGCTGAAAACGCGTGCCCGCGACATCATCGTGGGCGAGTGGGACTCGGTGATGAAGCCACTGTCGTATGCGCTGAGAGGCGCCATCATCCCGTCATCGGGGAAGCATTTGTTCGTGGCCGACTATGCGTCTATCGAGGCCCGTGTGCTCCTCTGGTGCGCTGAGGACGAAGAGGGTCTGGCGCTGTTCCGCACTCCTGGTGCAGACCCCTACATCGCGATGGCGTGTGAAATCTACCAGCGCCCGTGCAACAAGAAAGACCACCCGCAAGAGCGTCAGCTGGGGAAGGCCGCTATCCTCGGTCTGGGGTTCCAGATGGGCGCCAGTCGGTTCGTCGATTCAGCCAAGACCTATGGCGTCATCATCGACGAGGACTTCAGTCAGGGCGTTGTGGACGCCTACCGGACCAAGTTCTGGCGGGTGAAGGAGATGTGGTATGCCACCGAGGCTGCCGCCATCGCTGCCGTCCAGAACCCCGGTAAGGCGTATACAGTGGGTCGCATCACCTACAAGAAGGAAGGCTGGTTCCTCTACTGCTACCTGCCGAGCGGCCGACGCATTGTGTATCCGAACCCGAAGGTCAAAATGGGTCGGACCTCATGGGGTACCGATAAGCTCCAACTGTCCTTCATGGGTGTCAGTGCGACCACCCACCAGTGGTGTGAACAGAGGACGTACGGGGGCTCGTTGGTCGAGAACTATGTGCAGGCGATTGCGCGGGATTTGATGGCCGCCGCGATGGTTCGGGCCGAAAACACGGGTATCTACAACATCATCCTCACGGTCCATGATGAATTGGTCGCTGAGGCACACCCCTTGCTGGGTGAGGTACATGCGTTCGAAGCGCTGATGGCTGAATGCCCAGAGTGGGCGGACGGCTGCCCGGTCGCTGCCGAGGGCTGGACCGGAGAGAGGTATCACAAATGAGCGAGAAGGTTATGGACCCAACCGAGCTGCACATTGACGCCGTTCGTCAGGCGTTGATTGACGCTGGCTCCGCTGGGCTCTCGGGTCCTGCGCTGGTGTTGGTCGGCGGCTGGCGCTTTGGCTCGGTGATTTTCTGGCTCCGTCGACAGGGCTGGGACATTCGGTCCACACGCGAGAAAGGCCGCGTCTGGCGATACACGCTAGTTGGCTCTCGGGTATAGGGGTACATGAAACTCTGTCGCTACGTCTCCTGGCTCCTCCGCATCGGCATCCTGCTCTGGGCGCTCGCCTGGGCGTGGATTCTCGCCGTGCTGGTCACATGGCTGCTGCAGGGGCTGCACGCATGACCTTCGGAGAGACCAAGCGCCTGCTACGTCGATTCCGCGCTATCGAGGCCAGTCTTCGCCAGTCGACGAATGTTCGCTCGATGCGCGACCTACCCGATGCGTTCTTTGTTGAGCGTGGGGACTATGAAGCGCTGGAGTTTGGACTGGCGCATGTGAAGGTCTGGGTCCCTGGGCTGGATGACGATGCTGAAGGGTTTCTCCCAGGAAAGAGTCGCTGGATGCGTCAGAACTTCCTCTACCGGCGAGCCAACATCGAACGCGAGCACGTGCTGTTCAAAGGCATTCCGGTCTTCACGTCATGACCAGCGGTGACCTGCTCCAGCAAATCAAGCTGGACACCAAGGTTCTCAACGAACCCTTTCACTGCCACATTCCGTCGACTGAGTTTTTCATCGAACGCCTCGAACGCTACACCGAGAGCTATCACGAGTTGAGGAGAAGAGAAATGGGATTGAGTCTCACGACCACCACGACCACGACGGTCAAGCTGGCCCCGAAGCTGAAGCAGAAGCTGCTGACCAAGTTCAGGGAATACGCGGACCTCAAGGTCAAGCTCGATGCGGCGAAAGCACGCATGGACGCACTGAAGGCCGAGATTGCAGACCTGCGGGAGGATACCGGCGAAGTCTCGCTGGAGTTGGAGGGGTACAAGACCACCCTCATCTCCCCCACTCGCAGCAAGTTCAACGAGAAGAAGTTCATCGCGGATGGCGGGGACATCAGCATCTACAAGGGTGCGGTGGAAATCGTCCCGTCGAAGTCGTACGAGAAGGTTTCGGTCCCCGGCCAGAAGGATGACGCAGAATGAACACTCCCGAAGTTCACACGAAGCCCCGACCCGAGGTTATCGAAGACCTCATCGCTCTGATGCTTGATGTCGTCGCGACACCGATGCTCGATGCCACCAGCGGGGAAATCGCCTCCGCCATCTTCACGCTGTGCGCCCGAGTGGTCACGTACTCGATGGAGGTCAAGGACTACCCGTCGCGTGTGCGGAACATCGAGACCGCCCGGACAGCAATCGGGCAGCTGTACTCCCTGCTGCCGGCGCCCACGAGCCTCAACTAGTGGACGACCGACTGGCCCATCGACGTCGCTGGCAGGCGCTCGATAGGGCGAAGCGGAGGCTGCGAGGTCAGTGCAGGGACTGTAGTAACCCGGCTCCTCACGCAGTCCTCTGCTCCACCTGCTACGAGAAGCAGTATGTGCGCCGGCCCTGGTTGCTGGAGGTCCTGAACGGTCGCAAGAAGGGCCTCCAGCATCATCTCTATCCAACCACCTCAGACCGGCGTCGGAATGGCCTGCCTTTTCGACCCTCCCTCTGACCCTGTTATACTTGGTGGGTACATGGTACCTTTCTTCCTCTCCCTCCTGCTGACCATTCGGGTCACCATCGGCATGTCGCCACTGAAGACGACCGTCAACATCAGGACGGATGAAGACTTCCTCGCCGGCACGGTCTGTCTGATTTGGGAGTCAGATGGGGAGGCGGCTACCCCTGGCTCGAACTGCTGGACGGTCAGCGAGGTGGACCGGCATGGGTGGACGAAGGAGCTGACGCTGCGGACAGGCCACTACGAAGTGTGGGTAACAACGGTCGGTCAGGACACCAAGGGCAACGCCCTCAAGCGGATGTCGCGCCGACTGGTGGTAGAAGTTTACTAGCCGGCATCTCAATCGCCTCCCGCCCCAGCGCCTCCCTGACCTTGTTCTCAATCGCATACGCCACCGTTCGCTTCTCCACCTCATACTGATAGAGGTTGTAGATACCCGCGACTCCGCCAATCTCGTGGTCGATGTAGCGCTCTACCCAATCGGGGTTGCAACCCGCTGCATTGGCTGCCGTCGAAGCCCAATGCCTCAGCCGATGCGGGCTGAAGTCCGTCACCTTCGCTCGCGCACACAGCTCCTCGGTCTCGGCCGCGAAGAAGTTGAGAGTGGCTTTCGGGTCCTGTCCCGCTCTCGCTCGGGCGGGGAACACCCAATCGCTGGGTTGCCCGAGGGCACGAATCTTCCCCAGAATCTCCAACGCCATCGGACTGAGCACAATCAGGTAGGGGTCGTGGTGGGGGCTCGTCAGCCGGCGCTTCCGAATCTCAAACGGCTTCACCCAATGGTCCCCCGACAGCGTGGACCACTGCATCTGCAGGACCTCCGCGCCTCGCTGGGCGGTGAGCGCTCGCAGCTGAAACTGCCACCCCAACATCGACCGGCCTTCCTCAATCCAGGCGTCCCAGACCTCCCACAGGCGTTTGAACTCTTCCATCGTCGGATAGACCTTTCGGCCACTGCCGACATGGCGAGTGTCGGTTCCAATCACCGGGTTGCTGGTAATCTCGTCCCAGCCCTGGGCGATGCCGAAGTTGAAGATTTTACTGATAAGAGCACGGACCACATCAGACATGCGGGTCCCCCTGGTGGCGACCCCGGCGAGGAGTTGAGCGGTATCCCTTCTGGTGATGCTGCCGGCGAGCCTATCGCCCCACAGCGGCAGCAGCTCCTTGTCGACAATCCTGATGTCCTCGCTGGGGCGCTTCTTCTTGGGGAGCGCATGAAGTTTCAGATAGAGCGCTGTGAGGTCCTTGAACCGCCTGCCGGTCGGGTCCACTGCCTCGCCCTGGGGCTTCCGAGGGTCCTGCCCTGCCCTGACTAGGGCCGCCCCGTCCCGGACGCGCTGGCGGGCTTCTGAGAGTCCACAGCCCCCAGGCCCAAAGTAGCCGAGGATATGCCGGGTAGGCGCCTTAGCCCCCTTCACCCGGTAGTAGTGGCTGAACGTCTTCTTGCCGCTCGGGTGGACGATGACCGTGAGCCCTGGCTGCTTGGCATCGAAGTATTCCTGCCGCTTCGACAGGGGCACAAGGCCCGTGAGCGTGGCCTGGGTGAACTCGAACTTGAGCGTGGACGGCATGACCGGCAGCGTAGCAGGAACCGCGCCAGTGCTACAACCTGCGCTACACGGGTGCTATGGGAGGGGCGGATAGGAGCGGTTGAGAGCGAGCACCCCCGAACGTCCTCTCAGAGGGAAAATCAGACATCCGAACAATGCCGAACGTCCACGAATCAGTACGAACTCAGATTCGTAATCAGCAGGTCGGAGGTCCGAGTCCTCTCGCCGGCTCCATGATTCCTCAGTAAAAACAACAAAGGCCACCTCGATGGTGGCCCTGGCTGTGTAAGGTGCTACGTGGGTGCTACCGACGTCTGAGGGGTTCTGCTGACTCCCCTGCCGGCGCCTCCATCCACGCGAGAATGGCCGACTCCCTCCAGCCCACCGCCTTGCCTCCCAGCCGTGTGCGTGGCGGGAAGGTGCCCGCCTTCTCGCGCTCCCAGATGGTCGTGCGCCCGAGGCCGGTGACGTGTAGCACCTCGGGCAGGCGGAGGAAACGGTCCATGTCTACTCGACCCCCTGCAAGGCGCTGACGAACGCCACCCGGTTCGGATGCTTGCTCCAGGCGCTGAGGCAGAAGTGGATGTTGTCCTTCACCTCTGCGAATGGCCTGCCACAGTGCTCGCACGGAGTGTTCGCTGGCGGGTCCGAAAAGCGGCTTTCCGTCCCGTCATTGAACCACGAGAAGCGATGTCCCCTCATTACCCAACCACCACAGGCTCGTGCTGCAGGAACTGCATGACCGACTCGACGCGCTGGACGCCCTGGAACTCGGCATCGTTGTCCTTGTTCCACGGCTGCGTGAGCAGGAACACCTGCGTGTTCGGGTTGTAGTTGCGGACGTCCACCACATTTTCCCAGCGGTCATCAATGTAGTGGGTGAGGTTGAGCGCTCGCGCACACAGACCCTTGGCACTGGAGATGAGCACCGTGGGACACGCGAAGCCCGTTTCGAGCAGCCAGCCCTCGGTCTGATACTTCACTTCCGTCCCCGGCCGAGCGGTGATGAAGTAGACTTCGGCCGCCGAGAAGCTCTCCATCGACTTCAGCACGCCCAGCGCTTCTTGCGTCTGCGGATACTCGACAAGGTCGTACCAGAAGTTCGGGTCCGCCTTGATGTCTTCCCAGACCGCCGATACTTCAGCTTCCGTGTACCCATAGTGCTGAGGGTAGTTCCAGGTCGGAATATCGAACGGCCGCACGGGGAACAGGTCCTTGTTGGTGACCTCGGTGACCCGATGGATGAATGCGCTGTTGAAGTCTGCGAGGACGCCGTCGATGTCTACGCCAATTCTCATCTGCCCTCCCGAGCTTTGCGTTTGTCCTTGATAATCTCGACGCCGTTCATGTTGAAGAAGGTGGCACTGGCGTGGTCCTCGTCGACCTCATCGTGGAACCAGGACATGAAGTGCCGCAGCGCGGACTCCTTGTAGCGGACCAACTCCTCTTCCGTCTCGATGAGCATGAAGTTCGGAAACCCAGGCTTCGGGTCTGGATACTTCGCTTCCGCTGTGGTCAGGTGCTGCGCCCACCGTCTCGCCATCGGGCCAAACAGAATGCGGCTCCATTTGATTTTCCCGGTGCTGGGGTCGCGCATACTGCCGGATGCGAAGGTCATGCGCTCGCCGCTGTCCTTGATGGTCGTCAGTGGAGTCCAATCTGCCGCACGCATCCGCTCACTTTCCGTCCGCAGGGGCCGGCTGAAACCGCTGGTCAGTCTCGGGAGCGTCCACGCTCCCATCGGATGCTGCTCACAGGGGTGGTTTGCCCCCTCGTCACAGCCGCAGTTCATCGCACTCTTCTGTTCGTCGAACTTCATCTACTCGTCCTCCTCATCGGGGCAGTTGTCGCACGGCATCAGCTCTGGGCCGTCGAAGTCGTCGCAGGTGCAATCGCCGTCTGCTTCGAGGCACTTGGCACAGACGAGGCCGGTATCATTGCAATCAGGGCAGCTCATTAGTTCTCCTCGTTGCTGGTGCTCTGAGCCACTTTGAACACGCGGGCTCTGGCGAGCGAATTGGTTTTCAGCATCAGGACGTCGATACCGAAGTCCTTCAACTGCTTCTGGGCTTCGTTCCGCAGCTTCGTCTTCAGCGTCCCCTTCCGCTGTTCCGCCTGCAGCTCCTTCCACTCGAAGTCACAGCAGATGTCGTGGATAGCAGACATCGCAATATCCACCACGGTCGTCAGGGGTGAATGAGTCGTCGTGACCAGGGCCATCAGGTCCTTAATCGTGTAGGTGATGGTCCCGCTGACGATGAACGTGATGCCGTCCTTCGACTCCATGGTTTGGGTCTCCAGTCGGTCTGTCTGGCGGACAATCGGGTGAATCTCAATGGTGGAGCGAATTGGCCAATACCAGCAGATGCCGGGTTCGCAATAGACCGGGTCGTCTCCACCCTTGAACTTCACGCCCCCTTGAGTGGTCTCGATGATGACCCACCGGGGAATAAACCTCCCGAGCCATTCCGCGATGAAGCCAATCCACTCAAAGGCGCCATTCATACAGTCCTCACAGGCCGAAGTGTTTGACGACCAGACTCAGGTTCGGCACGATGGAGATGAGTAGCCACCACCAGGACCACGCCGCGAAGGAGGTGCCCCCGGCCTTGACCGCGACGAAGAACCAGAAGTTCAGCGACCAGAAAAAAGCGACCATGTGCTTCATGGCTATTGCACCGAGCAGCTGACCGGGATGCCAAACACGCTCGCCTTGCACGACGTCACGACCGGGCGGGCTTCCAGAGCCGCAATACGAGTGTTGAAGCTGGCAATCGCCGTGTTCGCCACCTGCTCGTCATCGCTCACTCGCTGGGTGAGTGCCGCCACCGACACCTTCAGGGCGTCCACCTGCGCCTGCAGGTCAGACGGCGGGGGCGCATAGGTGCAGGGCAAGGGTTGACCGAAGTTCGTCGCCTTGGGGTCCTCACACAGGCTGGGCGGGGTCGGTCCAGACGGGAAGTTGAACACCCCGTTGTCCGTGGTCGGTAGGGTCACGATATTCGACCGCTCCTGCACCGTATTGGGACCCGTGTTGTCCCGCTGATTCCCGCTGGTCAACATGAAGCCAATCGTCTCGCCGGGCACAAGCGGACCCGAGCCGTAGAGGGGCGCCCACCGCTGGGCGTAATACCAGTTCACCGAATAGTCAGAGGGAGCGTCCCCTACGCCATTCCTGTCCTGCCACATCTGGATGAATGCGCTGGCCACCCAGGCGCCATTGACCTTCCTGAACAGCCACACCGTGTACTGCAGAGGACCTTCCCAGCCGGGCGGAACCACATTCGGCCATGCGTTCGGGCCGACGTTCTTGCTGAAGGTGAAGACGGTGTTGTTGGGGGTAATCGCCACCTGCGAGATGACGGCGGTCGACGCCCACCCACTGACGTCAGGCGCGTTCACCACCTGCACGGAGGCGAGTGGAATCATGTCGGGGGCCGCCTGGGCGAACACCCGAGTGGCGGAGAGCAGAAGCGTCAGAGCGAGCAACAGTGTCTTCATGAGTGTCCTTTTGAATGAGTGAGATTTGCGAACGCCCGGCGTTTTGCAGCGCTGATGGCCGCACAGTGCTCCGGTGTCTTTTTCTTACCTGTCAACGCTTGCGTAATTTTCAAACGGGTTGCTTCTAACATCGGGCGAGGAACGCCCTTCTGAAACCAGTGCTTCTGAATGCCCTCGGTCTGAACCCGACGTAGGTTTGAGGCCCGCACGCCATCAGACACGCGCTTGCGAGCTTCAGGAGAGAGCATTCGAGCTTTCACCCGTGCGCTGTGGTAGACCTTATATTCCGGTGTTTTTCGCTCTGCGAAGGTCTTGTCCTCATGACAGTTGGCGCACAGGTCTTGCCAATTACTCGGTATGTCGGGACCATCGGCCCACGTCGGAACGATATGGTCCCGGTGCAGAGTGCTCCTCCACACTCCGCACTTCGGACAAGGTCCTGAGTTACGGGTACCCCTACTCACCGTTGGTCCGATACGATTATGGGCCAGTCGCAAGTGACCCCTCTCCGTTTATCCACCAGGAACAACGACTGCATGGGTGGCTCGAAGGTACCCTTGATGGATACCCCGAAGCTGTTGTACCCGATGAGCGAGCCATTGCACTTGAACTTGCGGTTGCCGGTCGTCTGGTGGAAGTGGCCGAAGACGTCGAGGTCTGCGTGCCGGGCGTCGTCCCATTGCGCAATAGCCTTGAGGGTCGGGATGGTGATACCCCCCACGCCTCCGCCGTACTTGACCGCATGGCCATGATGGAAACGAATGGTCGTGTCGTACACGTCGAGGAACAGGTGGTAGCCATCCTGAATCAGGAAGGTGATGCGCGGCTCGTTTCTAAAATTGTTTTTCAGGAACATATACATCAGGTGCTCCAGCGAGTGGCCATTCTCCTGCGAGAAGTAGGTCTTCTTGGTCGTGCGGGAGTGGTTGCCGACTCGCGTGACGACCGTGTAGTTATAGGGCGTGCTGTTCAGCAGATAGTTGATGCCCGCGACCATCCGGTCCTGCACCCAGATGATGGCCTCCATCGGCTTGAGCGCCACACTCTCGACCAGTTCCTCGTGAATGTCGTTGGTGATGAAATCCCCCAGCAGCGCGAGCACGACGTCATGGATGTGGACGCCGGGATTCAGGTGCTTCTGAATGAGCTTGGCGGTCGCCTGGAAGAAGCGGGTGATTTTGGCGTCCATGATATCGAGGTTGTTTTCGTTCAGCCCCGACACCTGCGCGAGGGTCACAATCTCTTCCGCGTGCCAGTCAGACGCCACGACCACGGGGGTCGCTTCCGACGTCCCACTGCCCTCTCGGGAGACAATCTGCAGGGTGTTGTCGTGGCCGGCCGCGATGGCCGTGAATGCCTCGTTGATAGCCTCCAGACCCTCAATCGTCTTGAGCGCCTGCTTGTACTTGCCCTCGGTTTCGGTCAGCTTACCCTTCAGCTTCTGCTGTTCGCGGTCGTTGGCCACCTGCACCTGGGGCTCCACGACGGGCTTGGCCTTCGGTGCCACTAGCAATACCGGGGGCGGAATCTTCAACGTCCGACCGAGCTTGTAGCAGCCCACGCACTGCGCGGCAGCCAAATCACACACTCCGCCGCAGCCGTTCGGACACTTCTTGCGTGAGGACATATTGGGGGCTCCAAAGGAAGGGGTTGCAACGCAGATGCCAGTCGGTACCCACTGGCGAGGGTAAGCGGTACCCAGTGACGAAACTGTTAGTCTTGGCCGGTGCGGAGGGTGCGCACGAGCCGGGGACCCCTCCTCCCGACCTGCCGGAACCACAGGGAGTCCTGCAGTTCGTCTGCAGCCCTATCCCAGTCGTCAGAATTGACCGCCCTGAGCATGTGGGCGAAGGAGGCGAGCTTACCCCCCATGTTGAAGGCCAGCTCCACCAGGGCGTTCTGGCGAGGCTCGTTGAACCGGCGCCAGTCAGGTACCAATTTCGTAAGTGTGTCCTGGGCCTCTCGGACGTCCTCAGCAAACATCATCTCCATGACACCTTTGCTGATGCCCTTGGCGGTGAGGTTGTGTCCTATGCCGATGGTCCAGTTCCCAGTAGTGTCCTTGTAGAGGGACAGCGCTTCGAACTCGGCATCCGCGAGGGTGGCCCGGAGCTTCTGAAAGTTCACTTGGTCCTCAGCGCACGCAAGACCTCGTCGACCTTATCTTCAATTCGGTTGAGGCGCTGGTTGTCGTCTTCGCGGTGGCCCTCCAGCCGCGAGATAGCGACCGCATTCGCCTTGTCGTTGTGGGTGGCTTCCATATACACCTGCCCGAGCAACGCCAGACCCGCCAGTAGCAAGGGCATCCAGTCGAACGCTCGTGACCGGGGTTCGTAGCCGGGGTCTGGTCGGGGCGTGGAGTCCCCCGCCAGATGAATGGTCGTCAGCTTGCGGCTCATTCGTCAGTCCCCATCTTGGCCATGAAATCTCGGACGTGTTGTTCAGCGACCGCTGGGTCGATGTCAGGGTTCTCCGCGAGATAGGATTTCAGCACAGCGGCGGCGTCTTCCGGGAGCGGAAGCGGCTCACCCTTCACCAGACTGATAGGCTGACCGGGACGACTGCCGTCAATGCGAATACCCCCACCACCCTGGGCGCGCACACGAATGTCCGCCATCATGTCATTCGGGCTCGCATCGCTCCCCATGTGGAGGTTCGAGGGTGTGGGCGTCGGGGTGTTGGCCTTCCGAATCGACTCCTGCAGTTCCTTGTAGGCGGGCGAGTCCATGAGAGACCCAGCCGGCTTCACCACCCGGTCGATATCCTGCGTGCTCCGTAGACCGTCAGCCGGGACATCCGCGCCGGCCGCTTCCAGCGTGTTCAGCGTCTTGTGACCCAACTCCGCTGCATGCTCACCTATGTTCGCGACATCCGTATCGGTCATGTAGTTTGCCGGTACCCGTTTCGCAGGAGCCACAACCGGGCGTTCAGCGACCGCCGTACCGCCCCCGTTGCCCGGCAGCACCGCGTCCTCGCCATGCATGGCCGACATCAGCTCCTCAAGCGAGTCCGTTCCTTCGGCCGTCTCCTGGAGCTTCGGCGCTTTCGAGCCCACCACCTTTCGGCGCTCCACAGGCGCAGTAGTGGCCGGCGTCGGTTCCGCCACACGAATGGCCGGTCGCCCCGCAGGAGCTGCACTCGCAATTGGTTGCGCGCTCGTGCCTTTGATAGACTGCACGATGACCCGGTCGGGGATTTGCGGATTCGACGCCTTCACTTCACGGAAGGTCGTGGCTTCGGTATCCGACAGCCCATCCGGCACCGGAATCGTGCTCTCGGTGGATTTCGCCCGAGCGGCCTGTCGACCCGCCACCGCAGACTCCGACCGAGCTTCATCCGCCATCGTCCGCTGCACACGGTTGTTCGCCGTCGCCGGCATCCCGGTCTGCGGCACCCTCGATGTGCCTTGCGGTCCCGACGTCGGTGGCGCGAGCGACAGCGCATTCACCGGACCCGTATCAATGCTGCGGGCGCCACTCGGGAGCTGCGCGTCCACAGCGGACTGCGCGGCTGCGCGCTCCTTCTTGGTGACATACTTGGCGCCGTCAGCACCATACTTGTAGAGCTTTTCACCGATGCTCCCCACCGCATCGGGCACGGACATGCCCGCGAGGCCCATGCCCATTTCAGTCGGGCTGCCGTTGTAGAAGCCGTGCAGCATCGCGCCACCCGAGGCCAGACGCACCGCACCAGGGTGAGTGGCGGCTTCCTGTAGTGTGGCGCCCATTGCTTTAGCGATAGGCTTCCGAGCGGCAAACGTCCCCCCGCCCATTGCCGCACCCGTCCCAAAGCTGGTGGCCAGCTCACTGACCATCTTCGCTTGCTCGCGGGGGCCGGCTTCCTTCAACTTCGGTAGAAAGGTCGTCACCGAGTCCATGAACGCTTTCGCATTCTCCGGGTCCTTACCCTGCAGGAGGCTGATGCCGTCGAGGACCGCATCCTTGACCATCAGGGGGACGCCCACCAGCCCGGTCAGCAGACCGGGACCAATCCCCGACATGGCGCCGGCAATACGCGCTCCCGTGGGGTCCTTCAGGTCGTCCACCTTCTGGATGAACTTGCGGACCTCATCATCCGAGTGCCCGGCCTTCAGCATGTCGACCACGACCGCACGCAGTTCTGCATCCGACCCAGTCGAGGGGGTTCCGCTCTTGTCATCGTACTTATGCGAATCGAGCAGTTGAGGCGTCGGCATTAGGACTTCCGTTTCAGCAGCGCGTCCGCACGCGACTGCAGGTCATCGTTTTTCACTTCCGGCTCGTCATTCATCTTCTGCAGGTCTTCATCGAGCTTGGTGCGGCGGCGACGAATCGCCATCGAGTCGCCGGCCTCCATCGCATCATCCAGGTCGTGCCGGGCCTTCGTGATGACCTGCATCTGCTCGTTGGCTTTGATGCGAATCGCCTTCGCCAGATTCCGCAGGTCGGTGCGCTGTTCGTCGGTGACCTGCAGCGCTTCCTTCGGGTTCGCGCTCCACTTGTTGAGGGCGACTTCCAAGTCCTGCCACTTCGAACGCGAGTGCAGCACGTTGTCGATTTCCGCTCGGGTCATACGGAAGCCCGAACCTTGGCCGGCGACGGTGGCTTTCAGGACCAACGGGGCAATCAGCGCATCCGCGCTCGGTGTCCGTTGCGCGAGCACCGAGCCCAGCCCGTTGATGCCGTCGATGTGACCCTTGATAGGCTTCTCGGTCTCCAGCAGCTCCTTCATGGCCGTGTCATAGACGTGCCCGACTGCCGTCTGCTTGGCGAGGTCATGAACCGTGTTGTCCTTCGGCGGGGGTTCATTCAGCCAGTGCGTGCCCGGCCCGAGGTCGGCTTCGGTCGCCGTCACCCACGCACCATTGCGCATGACCTCGACCTTGCCTTTGTCGGGAGACACACGAGCCACATTGCCCGTGCCGCCCGTCTCTTTCGCAAACCCCGCAGGAATCGACTTGCCCGTGACCATCTGGTAGTCGAGGATGGCTTTCTTGTATTCGGGACTCCCAGGGTCCGCTCCGCTCAGGGTGTCGCGAATCTCGTTGACCTTGTCTTCGAGCTTCTTCTTCTCTGCGTCCGCACGCGTGCCCGCAAATGCCTGCGGGGCATTCTTCAACACCCCCGTGCCAGCTGGCTGATTGACCGGCGCGTCGGCAGTGGGGTCCGCGGCCAACGCGGGCGGCGGAGCCTCGCCTTGTGGCGGAGCCATCGCGGTCATTCGAATCGGAACGTGGTACTTCTGTGCGCGTGCGATAAGGTCTGAATCAGGAATGTCGCCGGCCACCATGCCACTCACATCCTTGACCGTCGCATTGCGCTCCTTGTCGTCAATCGCCGCCTGATGCTCCTGACGCTTTTCCGCCAGTGCGGCCTGCGCTTCGGCAATCTGCGCTTCCTGCACCTTGGCCAGCCTCGCCTCAGCCGCCTGCTTTAGCGCGAACTCCTGCGCCTGCCTCGCCTGCTGGTCACGAGAGGCCAGAGTGTTAGCAATGCTGGACGAGAACGCGTCTCCGGGACTCATGTATTCCATGATTACTTCCACAGCTTGGCGATGAGCTGAGCGGTCGACAGCCCCGGCCCGAGGTAATCGGCAATCTTCGACGCCGTGCCCTGCTCCGTGTTCGTCGCGCCCTGGACATCCTTCGGGTCAATCGGGTTGTAGGGCTTCAGCGCCGGCATCGAGGTCGTCGCGTACTGTGCCGAATTCGCCAGCGTGCCTTGCCCCTGGTCCGCGAGCGCCTGTGCCACCGACAGATACTGCGGGGAGTACTTCGGCGCTCCAGCCGGGTCGAACGGACTCACACGGGGATTCGCGTTGTAGGAGGAACGATAGACATCCTTCAGCGCTTTTCCACGCTGGACGTCTTCCTCTTTCGCCCGGTTCATCAGCTCTTGTTCGAACGCACTCTGTCCGGTGATGTTCTGTGCGTTCGCACTGAGCCCGAGATTTTCCTGATTCAGTCGGTTCTGACCAGCCGCGGTATTCGACTTGCCAATCGCCTGCCCCACGCTGCCAGCGAGGTCACCAAAGGTCCCGAGGGACTTGCCTAGCGTCTTGCCGAGCGAGGACCCGCCCGCGGCGGTCGCAGCAGCGTCTGCGGCATCGAAGGACCCCGTGGCACCTGGAATGCTGGACTCGCCGATGAAGTTTCCGGTCGCGTCAAACGCGCCATCACCCGCCGCACCAGCAATGCTGGCCGCCGTGCCCGCATCGAGCGCAGTCCCAGCGCCCGGCAGCGCCATTGCTCCCAGCCCTGCGGTCGCTCCTGCTTCCACCCCACCAAGCCCCGCAGCACCGAGCGCGGTTCCCGCACCGGGGAGTGCAGCAGCGCCCAAGCCTGCCGTCGCGCCAGCCTCCACTCCACCGAGACCAGCGGCGCCAGCCGCACCTTCCGCACCACCAGCGGCAGCACCACCGAACAGACCCGCTGCGCCAGCCGTCGCGAGCGCCGCACCCGCGATACCCGCGATGATGAGCCCCGTCTTCAGCTTGTGACTTTTGTTTCTGAAGTTGCCCGAGTCGTCGACTTCCTGACCTGACCCACCCTCATCCACCACTGCGCCCAGTGATTGCGCAAGCGCCACCATCTGCTGCTTCTGCTGGTCATTCAGATGGACGTTATTCGGGTCCTGTCCAAACTCCGCGAGCTTGGCGTAATACTCCGGTCGCGACCGAAACCACTGATTGAAGGTATCCAGGTCGACGGCGTTCGTCTTGTCATAGCCGAGATTCGGCTGGTCTGCCATGATTAGCTCCCCAGCGGCGAGTTCTGGAATTGCGAGTTGGTGTCGAACTCAAAGCCGCGTTCGGCCAGCGTGCGCGCAAACTGCGACTCCTGCTGATTCTGCGACTGGCCGAACTGGTAACTCCGCAGCTTCACATCGAGGTTGGCGAGTTCCTGTTGCAGCGCCATCTGCTGTTGCGCGGTCAGAATCCCCTGCTCACCTGCGAGCGCGGACTGAATCTCCTGCCGGCGAGCCGCGACTTCATTCGCCATGAGCGTGCCCTGGAAGCCTGCGGTGGCCTGTGCCGCCTTCTCCGTCGCGCTCCGCTGGTTCGCGTCCTGATTGGAACTCGTCCCGCCGCGCTCCGCCTGCTCGCTCATCAGGTTGCGCGCTGCCCGCGTCTGCTCCGCCCGATACGCATCGACCTGGGCCTTGATGACCGGGTCATTCGGGTCCACATTCAGCGTCTGTCCCGCTCGGGCCTGTAGCGTGCCATACAGGGTATTCGCGTCCCCCGTGCCGAGGGCGCCATTCATCGTGCCCACGGACCCAATCGTGCCGGTCTGGGCAGCGGCCGGCGCCCCCACCTGCACAAGATTCCCACCCACGCCCCCGCCAGTCGGGGAGTTGGCATAGCCGCTGTCGAAGTTTGCTTGACCGGGCGCACCCTGCCCGCTCGATGCCCACACGCCTGAACCGGGGGTACCCGTGGGCTGGTCTCGTCCGGTGCCCGCGATGTCGGCTTTCAGGCGGTCGTACTGGCTCGGTCCCACCTTCTGCCAATACTGCCAGTCTGCGAACCCGGTGCCGCTGTCATTCGACGGCGTGAGGCCAGAATCCTTATAGACATTCCACAGCGCCGGGTCCATGCCAGCCGGCATGCCCGAGGTCGCGGCCGGCGCAGCAGGAGCAGCTCCGCCAGCGGCCGAATAGTCGGGTGCCTTGTTCGGCTCCACTTGGGGCTTCTTGGTACCCGTCTGATTGTCGTCGGGAGAGTCCTCGTAGGTATTGCTCGTCATAGGTGACCTTCTAGCCTTTGACGCTGGCGGGCGGAAGGTCCACTGAGGGACCTTCTAAGTGTATCGTAATAGGGCAGTTTTTGCCACTACAGCGTGTACACGGTATACAGAATCCCAATGTTGATGGTGATGCCTGCGGTGTTCGGGAACCACGCGCCCCCATTCAGGTTCCCCCGAATAGTCAGCCCCTGATTTGACCGAATGTTCGCAAAGTCCGTGAACTGGTTGATAGTCAACATCGAGAACCACTCGGTCCAGGCGCTTCCCGTCCCAGGGGCAATCGAACTCGCCCACCCGGTCGCACCTGCACCGCTATACAGAAAGCTATAGGTGGGGTTGGGCGCAATCTCGAATGAGGCGCCGGGCTTGCGAATGACAATCGTCGCTTGCAGGGGCATCAGATACAGCCCCGCACCCGGTGCCGCGACCAGAGTGACCGGCGTGGTGAACGAATTTATCAGCGCATTGGGCGTAATCGCCGCCACGGTCGAGAACACCGGCAACGAGGACCCTGCCGAGGCCACCAGCTGATTCGAGCCGTTGATAGACATCGTGACGCCATCAACATTGACCGACAGCGGCGAGGCTGGGGTGCCGACACCGCTGAGGGCGCCGGCCGCCGCGACGGTGACGCCTCCACCTGTTGCAATCAGCGGGTCTGCAGCGGTCCCGTTCCCAGTGAGTCCCCCATTCGTCGCCACCACCGACAGGAAATCCCCAGTCGGCACGGTGACCTGATTGGACGCAGAGATGGTCGCAGCTGGCACGGGCGCGGCGGTATTCACCTGCTTGTAGAGGGCATCGAACTGCGCCTGCAGCGCGTTGTAGGCTCGCTGAATGGAGTCCAGGTCCTGACGCACCCGTCCCTTCGCTGTGCTCCACTCACCGTCCACATTTTTGACGAGGTTCACTTCTTCTGCTCCAGACTCGGCTTCAGACTGACCATCTGACAGGCCCAGGGCGTGTTCGCGCCCCCGTCAGTCAGGATGAAGTTCAGCGAACGCAACTCCCGCATCGCCAGTCCGTCAAATATCTTGATGACTTGGGGCTCGCTCGCCACGGGGGCCAGCGACGTCGCCACCGTCGAGACGTTCGTCTGCCCTGCGCCACCTTCATCACGCACGAGACTCAGAATGATGGACCCGGCCGCGTTGGCTGTCGCCAACAGCGCCCCCGCAATGATGCCGAACTTGTTCAGCATCCCGGCGAGGAACAACGGCCGGGATTTGAGCGTGGCCACGTAGGTCGTGCCGTTGTCGGTGACGCCCGTGTCCAGCCGCTGCACGAACTCCGGGCTCGTCTGGCCGATGAACGGGACCTCCGTCGTCTGGTTGTTCACCGTGACGGTCAGAGCCGCCGCACACAACGCCTGAGACTGTCGAGCGGTCACGAGAGAAATCCCACGTCCCAGCTCGCCGCTCTCGCCGCGTTGCTGTAGCTCCGACGTCTGCAGGGTAATCCCCAGGTTCGGCACATTCGAGCCCGCCGTCGCCACCCACCACCGGACCTGATGCTTATACGGATAGAAGCAGCCGCAGCAGACCAGCGACGTCGCCTTGACGTTCACCGTCCCCCAGGTGGTCCGCACGCCTCGAATGGTGTTGATGACCCCGCCCACGCCCAACCGGCACAGCCCCACATTCGGGTCGAGGAAGAAAATGGTCGACGACCCGTCAGGATTCGCGGCCTTCACGACGCTGCCAGGAATCGCGCCCCGCGTTGAACTCACGCAGTTGACGTCATAGGCGTTGGTGACGTTCTGGTTCTCGACGGCAGAATAAATGCGCTGCCATTTGAACGCGTACCATGTGCCGAGCGTAGACGCGGCGAGCCCAGTGAGAGGACCGCCGTCATAATTATCGAGGTCACGAGTGGAGACGATGTCTTCGCCACCAGTGGTGACAATGGGGTTGCGTTCACTATTTCCAACACCAGGGTCTCCCTTCTTGGGCGTCCAGCCGACCGTCGAGGCTAACGCCGGGTCTGTTTGATGTCCGCCCCAAATGAGTCGGTCGCCATCGACGGCCAGAAACTTCGCACTCGGGATGGTGAGATACGCGCCCACCGCTTCTGACAGCGTCCCCGTTGCTGCGTAGTCCTGCCCGTCGCCACCGACACTGGCTTGTTCCATCGCCACCGCGACATCCGGTGAGGCGTACCAGTTCTGCCCTGCGCTCCACGTCGGTGGGAACGCCGGAATGTAGACGCCACCGCTCGTATAGCCAATCCACCCACGACCGGCAATCGTGCCTGCCGGGTTGCCATAGATACCATTGCTCACCGTGCCGGTGAGATTGAGCGCTGCCGCTTGGTCGCTCAGGAGGACGTAAGTGATAGCCGTGCCATCGTTGCTCGTCGGTGCCGCATGAGACACTGTCGGATAGGTTTTCGCGCTGGACGCGTGGTCATCGTAGGTCGTCGTGCCCACTACCGTGGACGCAATCCGATACCAGTTGGCGTTATCGAGTGACGCTTCGAGTTCCCAGTTGGTCTCGCCTTCGCTGATAGCCGCAGGCTTCGTCACGCGTGCCGCCGCTCCCGTCTTCGAGGGCACGAACGTCAGCACCGGGCCGGGCTCACTGCGACGGACCACCGTGCTGCCGCTGACCTCGGTGTAGCGGACGCGATAGTAGCGGGTGCCCGTGAATGACCCCGAACCCGTGTCCGCCGCAGTCGGTGCAGCCGGCGCAGCGAGTCCCGCCACCCGCCAGACAGACCCGGTGGTAATCAGGTGCAGGCGGTTGTTCGCACTCTTGTAGGCGATGAAGTTGTTCGCGTCGAGTGCCTGGGTGACAATCCCATAGATGCCGGGCGCGGCTGTATCAATCGCATCGCTGGGGGTCAGCACATGCCACGTCCCAGCGGTATCCCGGCGAGCAGCACTGACCGAGGTCCCTGGAGTCGCGGCGATGCCAATATATTCCGGTAGCGTCGGGACGTTGGTCGGGAACCACTGCGACAGATGGCAGATAAGCGCCTCCGCCGTCAGCCCGCTGCTCGTCAAGCTCAGAGACACACTCCCGCCCCTCCGCTCTCCACACATGGAGGCGAAGAACTCGATGTTGTCCGCCTGGACGCATTCATCCGGCTTCAGCGCATTCGCGGGGTCTGTATCATTAAGACCACCGCGCATGGTCTCCACGTCGATGTCAGGAACGGCCATAGGCATTTAGCTCACCAGCGGCACAGGGAACGAGATGCCACCTGTCCGCGCCTGATAAATATCCAGATACGCACTCTTCGCGATGTAGTAGCGGAGCTGGCTTGCGCGGACCTGAAACAGTCCGGGCCTCCGCTCATCCTCGAAGTTGTAAATCCGCCCCATATCGGGCTTCTCCATCCGGTTGTACTCAAGCCCGAGAGGTCCGTAGACCAGGATGTCGTGGTAGTCCTCGGCAAACGCCGGCACTTGAGTGCCCGACAGGTCTGTGAGATTCGACAGCACGTCAGCGGTCAGCGCATACACCGTCGCCGGCACGCTCCCGAGGTAAATCGTCACCGTGTGGTCGCCCATCAACTCAATCGCGTACTGCTGCGGCGGGTCCGTGCCGAGCATCTGATTGCGCATCTGGTCCATCGTGAGCTGGTCCAGCACCTGCGGCGGGTTGAACGCCGCGTTGTACACGGACAGAATCTTTTCGACCTTGGTGCCTGACGCGCCAAACACCAGATTGCGATTGCCGATGGTCGTGGACGCGGTCACGCCCGGCACGAACTGAATCGTCGAGAACCCAATCGAACTCGCCAGCCACCGATACGCCTCATTGACCTCGCGGCCGATGCGGGTCAGCGCTGTCGCACTGGTGAGGTCGCAACGGTCAGCGATTTCATTGACGATGTCCGTGAACGTCATCTCACTTCACCTTCATGTGGGTCATCTGCACGGTCATGCTCCGCCGCGTCTTGCCGTCGCTGTTCGTGTCCTCAGAGGTCCGATGCACCTTGCCCTTGGCGTGGATGGTGACCGGCGCCCCGTGCTTCGGCATCTTGTCGATGCCCAGCTTCTCCAGCATCTCGTGGTCGAGGTCGAGACGCGAGCTATACGGATAGTCCCCGTGCGACGACGACTCCGCGATGTTCGAGGACTTCTTGTCCTTCTTGCTGTTCTTCATGCTCACGAGCACCGCGTCCCGTTCACTCAGCCCCTTCTTCTTGGCCTCGCGCACGTTCTCGCCCATGATGCCTTTCGAGTTGCCTTTCAACACCCTACACATCCTTCCGCGACATCAGCGTCTTCACCAGCGGTGAGGCCGCGTTCATCTGTGCTGCATCTCGGAGCTGAGGCGCGGCAGCGGGCGCCAGCTTGACCTTCGGCACTCGCTTGAGCGCCAGCGGCTTCTTCTTCATCCCCGGCTTACTCTTGCCTGCCGTCTTGAGCGCAATCGCCACAGACTGGTCTTGCGGACGCCCCTCACGCATGAGCGTTTTCACGTTCTCGCCCACTGTCCCGCTACTCGACCCTTGCATGAGAGGCATCGGCTGACTCCTTACTTGCTGTTCGCTGCGTCGTACGCGGCCTGGGTCGCTTTGCTGTTGCCAAACTGCTTCGGCACGCTCACCCGACCCGGCTTGCTGGTGGACTTCCGCTCCTCCTCTTCGAGGTCCTCCATCTCCTGCGCGTCGACAATCTGCTGGAGCATGTCGAGGAAGTTCCGGCAGTGGCCTTTCAGCTCAATCTGCATGTCCGGGGTCTTGTTGCTGAACCGGATATCGATGGTGTCGTCAGCCCCGTCCTGCGCGACCACCACCTCCACCAGCCGGTCGATATACCGGCCCGAGTGGGTGATGCGATTGAGGAGCGCGATTTCCTTGTCGTGCGTGCTCGCGTACTCCAACTTCACGCCGTTCTGGAAGTACGGCCGCTTCATCTGCGGACCCTGTTTGCCGAGCGGATGGTAGATGGGGTCGGGCCGGCGAGCGAACTCACCAAACGTGACCTTGCGGGGTGTGGCGCCGGCAATGCCTTCGGCAATCGCCTTCCCCAGTTCCGCACCTGACATCGTGATGGCTGCGCCGGGAGTCGAATCTTCACTCATGGTCGTGGTCGCTTTCTCCTGCAGGAGCAGGATGGCCTTCTGGGTTATTTGGACTCCAGTCAGCCGAGGATGGAGGCAGCGGGATTGCCGCCCCCGAGAGAGCACTTAAAAGGCGGAGCAGGTCACCGCCACGATATCCGAGGCCGCAAATGCCACCGCCGCGCCTGTGCTAATCGTCTGACTCTCCAGCACGATAGCGGTGGTCGAGCCCGACAACTGCACGACGCGCGTGTTCGCGACATGCGCGGCCATCGCCGTCAGATTGGTGGCCGAACAGTTCCAGCCCACCGGAGCAGCGGTCAGCGAGAACGAGATTTGCGTAGCAGACCCGCCTGTTCCCACATTCACGCGAAAGGACGCAGTCCCTCCGCTCAAAGTGTTGGCGTTGACCGGCGACACCGAGGGCGTGGTTCCTGACGTCACCGACGCCGGGGGCGCCACGACTCCAAACGGCTCATACACGGTGGAGGCTGCACACACCTGAGCGAGCCCCGTACTGGCGATGAAGAAGTCCCCGGCCGTGCAGCTGCCCGCGACCGTCGTCCCACTGAACCCCAGGGCCACGCCCGAGGCGTTGTCCTGTCGCGCCAGTTGAATCCGGTTGGCCGCTGACACCAATTTCGGCCACGTATTCTGGTGCCCGAACAGAAAGTTCGAGAACGAGGTTCCCGTGCTGTCGGTGACCGCCACTTGGCCGTTGCCAATCTCCGTGAAGAGCGACCCACTCGTGAACGTGTATGTCGTCGCGGTAGCTCCACCCGAGAAGGTCTGCATCCCCGACCACGTATGGGGGGCGTTCAGCGAAGCTCCGCCGCTTCCACCTCCACCCGACTGTTGAGCGACGGTGACGCCCGCCAGCAGCGAGAACGCGACACAGAACGGCAGCAGCCGGTTCAGGAAAGCCTTCACTTGAACACTCCCATCGGGTTGTCGGTGTAGACGTTGGCAATCAGGTTGGCTGTCCCCGCATCGGTCAGCACTTCCACGCAGGAGGTGCCGCCCGGCCGATTGGTCGTCCTGAACTGCAGGAACGAGCCCTCGGTCATCTCGGCATACGCCGTCGACCGATTCAGCGCATACAGCGTGCTGGCGATGACCGTCGCACTCAGCGCTGCGCTCACCGAAATGCGCGCCCAATATTGCGTCTTGTCGTTGTAGGGCAGGAGCGTGCCGATGAGTGTCGGCGTGCTCGGCGGATTCTGCGGAGCCGGGTTCACCGTCTGCGACAACTGCACCTTGGCCCAATCACTCGGGACGGTCCAGACAATCTTTCCGTCCTGCGCGAACGTCGCACCCGCCGACGCTGTGCCATCAGTAAAGCCTGTGGTCGCAGCCCAGCCACTCCCATTCCAGTAGGAAGCCGTCATGACCGAGGCATTCGCGTTGACCGAGCCGGCCAGCACGTCGACCGCGATGCCTCTGAACGGCACATGCGACCCGACATACAACGCAGACCCATTCGCCAGCGTGCCGAGCGCACTCAGAATCGCTCCCGTGCCAACGGGATTGTTCTGCGCGGCACTGGAGTAGTCAGTCGCGCTCGCCAGCGCATCCGCTGACTTCAGAATCAGCAGATACGGATTCAGCGCCACCTTCGCGACAACCGCCGTCGAGAAGTTCCGCGCATACAAACTCACATGCGAGGTCCCACCAGGGAAGCCAATCACCTGGGCCGTCGTGGTGAGGGCTTGGCCCCCGCCCGCTGTCGACGCCGCACGCATTTCATTGAGGAGTCCCGCGAAGGTATCGCTGGGAAGACGAGAGTTGTTCATGACCCACCCCGGTTAAAGAAAAGCGAGGAGCGGGGTCTTATCGGCCCCGTTCCTCACCACGACTTGCTCTTACGCCGAGACGCCTTTGATGATGACGTAGTTGAGGACGATGGCCTCCGACAGCGAGCCCGCGCTGACGTTGCTGACCGTGATGCTGAAGGACGCGCCTGCGACCAGCGCACTGGCCTGGACGAGATACGCACCGCTGGTGCCCGCCGACGCATGGCAGACCACCACGACGTCGCCCGCCCCGATGAGGGTGTTGGTGACCACGAACGTCGCTTCCGCACCCGCCGCGAGAGCCGCACCGTTCATGGTGATGGCGCCCGACAGCTTGCTCAGCGTGACGCCAGTTGCTTTGTCCGTGAGCTGCGTGACCGCGCCACCCGCGCCGGTCGAATATCCGAGTTTTCCGCCCGAGCTGACGATGGCGCCGGCCGCACGAATGCCGGCCTTGAGCCACGGAGCCGGACCCCGACGAATTGCACCTGCCATGTGAATTACTCCCTGTGGAAGAAAGGGTCTAGACTTCCTTGAAGCCTAGACCCTGATTCAACGTGTCCCCGAAAGGACCCGACCCGATTACGCCGACTTGCCGTTGACCGTGCCGTAGAGGAACTGGCAGTTCACGACCGCCGCCGCAGTCGTGGCCGCCCGGCTGACCGCACCGAAGATGAAGTTGCCCGAGGCCGCTCCGTCTCCAACCTTGCCGTCCGTGGTCTCGCGCCCGATGGCCGCGTTGTCCGCGCAGTTGGCGACCACATCAGTCGGGAAGGTTCCCGCGATGCCGTACCAGCCGAACAGACCCGCCGTCACGATACCGAGCGCCACCGCCACCGGCCCGACCGCGCCAGCCGCGATGAGCAGGGTCTGCCCCGCCTCGTCGAAGGTCACAACGGACCCGGCGATAGTGGACGCGACACCCTGCAGGTAGATGAACTCCGCCGTGTTGCCGAGCGGGTCCACGCCGAAGCACCGCGTGCCGAGCGCCACCCGAGCCGCGCTGTCGACCTGTCCCGGAATACCAACGGACCCAAGGGGTGCGCCGGTGAGATACATAGCTGCCATAGTGAAACTCCCTCAACCGAGAAAAAAGTTGGGGACTAGCTCATGCCAGTCCCCGGTACCCCTTACAGGTGCGCGCAGCCGATACGCGAGCGGTTGTTCGTGATGGTCTGCAGCGCGCTGTAGATTTTGGTCACGAAGCCGTTGGCGTTCGGAATCTCCTGCGTGTCGCCACGGTCCCGAAAATACTCCTTGCTCGCGACGAGCTGGAAGTTCTTCGGGTTGAGGAAGAACACCGAGGTGGACCCGTACTGGCTGAACACGTAGCGCGAGGTCTTGAAGCCGAGGACCTTGAAGCCGGCCTTCAGTTCCTGGCTGTCGACGTAGCGCTGGTTCGCCTGCTGCGTGCCTTCGAACAGCGCCTGCGTCGGGCCGTCCGAGACCATCAGCGTCGGGACGAGCTTGGCGCCCGACCCCTTGGCGCAGGCATTCCACACCGTGGTGAACGCCGCTTCGATGTCGGTGTCATCCACGTAGGTGGCCTGCTGTGAGCGCCAGAAGGCGTTCACCGAGGCGTCGATGCCACCGTCCGAACCCTGACCGTTCGTCGGGCAGTGCGTGAGCAGCCCGAGGAAGCCGTTGGTCGAGGTCTGGAAGATGTACTGCTCGATGAGGTCGTCGTGGGACTCGATGCCGTTCTCCAGGAGCGACTTGACCAGGGCAATCTTCTGGTTCTCGCTCGGGTTCTGGACTTCGTCCTTCTTCGACCACACGATGGGCGCCGACAGCTCCGCGATGCTGTAGCTCGCGCTGGTCAGCACTTCGGTCTTCGAGAGCGACGTCGCCTGCATGTCGCTGGCGAGGAAGCCGGCGTTCGGGTTGCGCTGGTAGTCGAGGGGCGCTTCAATCGTCGCACCGAGCGACTTCTTGATGAGCCCACCCTGGCGTTCGAGTTCGCGCAGGAACGCGGACTCCGCCCACTGGTTGGCCGGCTTGCGCATCTCCGCGAGGACGGCAGGGTACGACACTGCCACAATCTGACTGATAGAAAGAGCCATGAACTGAATCTCCCGTGAAAGGGGTTACTGAATCGTCGAAGCTCAGTTACAGGCGAGCAGCCTGCATCCCTTAACGGGGGTGGGGCGGGAGTCGAGTTCCTTACGGGAACGAATCGCAATTCAAATGTACCCCATAGGGTACAGGAGTGTCAATAGGTGACAATCCTTGACCCTATGGGGCGACAGTTCGGACTTACACTTTACGGTACCCTACGCCCTAAGTCCTGCTGCTGCAAGGCTTTCGCGGATGACGTCCTCGGTCGACCTCACCTCATCGGGGTTGGCGACGACCTTCTTGGCAGCCGGGGCCGCCTGTGCCGCGCCTTTCCGGCCATTGATTTCCTTCAGGACGTCCTCTCGGACCTTCGTCTTGCTGGCCTTGAGGTTCCCCATCACCACCTTGTGGATGGCTCCACGGAGCGATAGTTTGGGGTCGGCCTTGAGCGCCTCATTGACGGCCTTCTCTTCGGCGCTACCGGGCTTCGGGAAGTCCTCGCCCCAGTGCTGCTGTTCGGCCTGGATGACGCCCAGGATGCGATTGTGGCGTTCCTGGCCCTCACGAGAGGTCGCGAACTCCTTGGCGATGGGGCCGTATTTGGCTTCCGCCGCAGCCTCGGCCGCGTCCTTGGCTTTCAGCACCGCATTCTGAATCAGCCACTCGTCGCGCTTCTCCAGCTGCTCGGGCGAGAATGCGGTAGAGCCATCGGCGTACTTGATGTCCGGGCCGGGCTTCGGGCCAAGTTCGCTGGCGGCGGCCACTCCTGCTGCAGGCTTGCCCTCCGCTGCCGCTGCACCCGCCTTGGTGTACGCCTTGAACGCCGGATTGATGGTCCCCAGGACCTCCATGTATTTGTCGGGGTCCTTGGTCGCCAGCGAGTCTGCGCGACGGAAGTTGACCAGCTCCGCATCCTGAGCCGCGACCTTGGCAGTGACCTCGGACAGTGCTGCGGTGTGACGGGCCTCGACCTTCTTGAGGGCGTTGCCGAAAATCTTCACCTGACGGTGGTAGGGGATGCGGTTCTCACGCTCGCCCTCTTTCGGCGCCTTGATGCCTTCCGCTTCCAGCAGCTTTTCCGCTTCCGAGCGGTCATCGACGACTGGCTTCTCATCCTTCTCGACGACCGGCGTGTCCCCCTCTGCGTTGTCGACCTTGACCGCGCCTTCTGCGTCTGCTGTCCCGTCCGGGAGCGTCGAGTCCGCGACAACGGTGCCCGTATCGCCCGCATCGGCCAGACCTTCGTCCGCTCCGGTGCCACTGCTCGCGTCCGACACTGCATCCGCAATTACTGATTCCAAATCCATGTGAGTATCTCCTGATGACGTTAGGAGAGGACGAGAGGTCCTCCGGTTTACTTACGTGCGCGCACGATGCCGATGAAGGTGTTGCCGATGAAGAAGCCTCGGCAGCGAAGTGTGGTGAGTGTGAATCGTGTAATCCACGCGTGGAGCTTGGCGATATCGCAGTCCCGACCGAACGTGAAGTGCAGCCCCATTAGAATCTCCCGATGACTTTCAGATAGCGGGTCAAGTCTGTTTGCCTGACCGTCCCCGTGAACAGGATGGGTGGAATCCGAAACCGCCAGCGCTTCTTGTCCCATGTCGGATTGAACTCGTAGAAGAGAATCCCGTCAGGACTCCACATGAAATGCGGCCACCAGCCGAAGCGAGAGGGGACGACTACAATGCCTCCGCCCTGTCTGGCGTATTGCGTCACCGCATAGAGGAAGCAGTTTGAGCGAGAAGTCCTGGTGAGCCCGACCCATGCGAGGAGCGCCAGTCCCCACGCACAAAAGACAGACAACGCCCCCAGCAGCAAATACACCAGGGTCGCCAGCAGCTCCACCTAGACCCACCGACTCGTGACACCACGGTTTTCACTGCTGCCTCGGCTCGCAGGGTCATGCACGACATGGTTTTCGAGTCCCCGGCGCGCAGCTTCTGCTCGCATCTCCGATTTGAAGCGATAGCGCCGAGGTGTGCCGTCCTCGTTGCAGATGCCGTGGTGGACTACGATGTCGCACTCGTCGCTGATGACGGTGTTGCGCTTGGTCGGCAGATAGACGCGCTCATAGAGGGCGCCGCAGAGGACTAGCGGGTCCATCGTGCGCTCCCGACAGTACGGAAGCGGCTCGCTGCTGGCGCGTTGGAAGTGGTCGAGGACAATATGCCCACACGTCGGGCACTTCAGGTCGATGTTTCTCATGGTCCCTCCTCCGAAGGATGTCGAGTTAGATATCGCGTCCGCGCTTTGCCACCTTGTCCGTCAGATGCCAGTCCGGGTGCGCGCTCAACCCACCCTGTGGCGTCACGCTCACTCCATTGGCCGGCGCCCCTGGAGTGGGAGGAACACCGTCAGGAGCACCGGCAGGAGCCGCGTCAGCCGACATACCCGGCTGGGCAGGAGCAGGAGGTTGAGAGGCCGCCAGCAGGAACTCCTGGGCCTTCTTGACCTCATCGAGACTTGGGAGCAGACCGGCCTTGGCTAACAGCGCCACCACGGCACTGTTCTGCATGTCGTCCTTGCCCGTAAACCGGAAGCTCAGATTCGGCAGGTCGGGATTCTTCGGTGTCGGCTTGACCATGACCTTCTGCGGGTCCAGGTTCGACAGCTCCATAATCTCGATGATGAGCGGTTCGGGATTCACGAACCCACTCTGCACCGTCAGATTCAGTGTGGACGACAGCTGCTTGATGCGGTCCTCCGCACTCTGCACAATCTGCGAGCCCGGCCGAATCTTGAACACCAAGTCATGGAGGACCTGTTTGTCGTCCCACGCTTGCATCATCGCCTGACGTTCGTCGTCCGCGAGTGACGGGAAGTCCGAGTAGAGGGCCATCCAGCCGGCGAGCACTTCCACGATGCTGAGGAAGAACCTTCGCACCTTGTTCTGCTCCTGGCCCATCACGGTCTGGAAGCCTTGCTGCGTGATGTTTGCTGCTGCTGCTGTTTGGTCGCCCGAGGCTGCTGTGCCGCCTTGGTTCGGACCAATCTGCCACGTCGCCCGCAGGTCTTCTTCCGCCTTGCGGTCGAAGCTCATGTCCTCAGCGGGATACGACGCTCGCGCAATCTCCCCGATGGAGCGCGCGCCGTCTCCGTTGGTCGGAATCATCCCCTGCCAAGTGCCGCGCATGAGAGTGTCTGCAACTGTGGTGTCGATGCGGTTCACGTCAAACCAGCGAATCGGAATCGAGCGCTCCCGGTTCATGAACATCTGGCCACGCGAACGCCTCATGTCATCAACCTGCGGTCTGCCGGCCTGACTATCTGACGGCGGGACCGCATTGTCCGTGATGTACGTGAGCGTCAGCACCCGCACCGGGAATTTGGTGCATCCGACCATCTTGTGGGTCATCGGGTCGGTCTGCTGGCCCTTCCAGGCTTCGTGAATGACCGGCTCGGTAAGCCCAGCCACAAACACGACCTTCCAGATGGCCTGTAGGTTCAGCTCATTGGCGTTCTGACGCGCCCGCCAGTAGTAGAGTTCCTTGTAGCGGACCACGGGGGTCGTGTTCGCGGCTTGCTGGTCCTGCGCGCCCCTCAGCGACTGGCTGCTGGTCTCTGGGGTGTTGTTCCCGAGCACCTGAGACCTCTGCGCCTCGGTCAGCTTGAGATTCGCTTGCGCATCCGCCCACGAGTATTCGCCCTCGAACCCCACCCAGTCGGCGTTGTCATACAGCGAGCCGGTGAACCCAGCCGGCACGAGCAGATGAATCGGCGAAATCCTGTTGATGAAGAATTTGTAGCTGATGACTTTCTGCGCGTCCTTCAGGTGAACCAGTCCAGCCGCTTCGAGCTGCTGCAGCTGCTCCAGCGTCATGTCCTTGGTCGCCGCTGTCGCTCCGCTCGGGGCGGTAATCGACTCCTCGACCGCTACCTTGGTGGTTTCGAAGCGTGCCGTGTACCCCACCATGACCGCGCCAATGCCTGACGCATTGACGACGTCATTCAGCACCTCATCCACTGGTACCCCGATGTCGGCTCGCTTGTCACTCAGCTCGAAGTTGAGGGCTTTCTGAAAGGGGTAGATGGCCGGGCCATACTTCTCTTGCGCAGGGGTGAGCTGCACTTCGGGCACGATACTGAACAGGTTGGCGGTCTTGGTCTTGGTGAGATACCAGTCCGGGTTGATGGTCGACTGACCATCCGCGCTGGTCGCGTCGACCGCGAGCCCGCCGGTATAGACATTTGCGCCCGGTGTGCCCAGCCGGCGTTCGACGTTAATCTTCCAGTCGACCGATTTCTGCTTGCGGACTTTCTCCCAGGCCAGCACCTCGGCCATGAGTTGGTCAGAGATGGCCTTGTCGTCTACCGCGCCCGCTTCTGGCGCTGTGGTTGCGGCTGCAGACTCCGTGCCTGCGTCCTCTGCCTCGCCTACCTCGCCCGCCGCTGCAAGTTCGTTTGCCATATAAGTCCTTTCAATCGTACCACATTCAGGTACCCGGTACCCACGGAATGCTTTATGCTGCGAGGTTCCGTCGTCGCTGCTTCGGTCGCATCCACGGCTTCACTTCGGTCTCAGCGGATGGTTTGCTCGCGGGCGCCATACCCATGCAGAAGTAGGCGAGCGCCACCGTCCAGTGGTCCTCACCGTCTGCGAGTTTCGCCGGGTTCAGCTTGTCACGCTGTTGGTGCGGGAGGGTGCGGAGGAGTTCCTTGCACCCATAGCGGGTCTTGCCCTCAGCCTTCACAATCTGGAGCTTCGGTCGATAGATATGCTTGTCCTCCATGCCCCAGTCGACCTTCTCAGTCAGGAACTCGTTGATGGAATATCCAAACATCTCGCGGTCATTGAGCATGGGCGTCAGTGGCACCCCATTCGACTCGAACTTGTCGGCAATCGTGTATTGCGCCGCCCCCGTCTCGATGAACATGGTTTTGTCCGCGAAGGTCTCGACAATCCGCATGCCCTCGCTGGCTTTCTTGATGTCTCGGGCGACCACCTCTGCGAGCGTCTTCTTCCAGGTCATCTCCTTGAACACGATGGCTGACTTGTTCGGCAGCACCGCAATCCACAAGCAGACCGCTGGGTCTGGGCTGTAGCCCCAGTCGATGGCGCGGTAGATGGACAGCCAGCTCAGTTCGAAAATAGGCATCCCCTGCCAGCGGGGGACGTCGTCGATGACATGCCACGGGAGTTCAACTTCCTCTTCGTCAGTCTCACCCACCAGCATGGTCGGGAAGAAGTCCTCGAAGTACGTGCCCTCAGAGACGAACTCGCCTTTCAACCACGCCCGCCGCACATGGTCGGGGAGATTCTTCAGCCGGCTCTCGTACTTCTTCTTGTCCAGATACTCGTTGTCGTCGAGTGTGCTGAACTGCATGACGAACTCATCAGGCAGGTAGTCCGGGTAGTCCTCGAACCTCACCTGATGGTCGACGAACCACGCTTTCATCCACAGCGAGCCAATACCCAGCGGATTTGACCCGCAGCGCACGACCGCGTCATAGCCCTCACCCTCTGGCGCTCGGGCTGCGGCACTTATCTGCAGGAACTGATTCAGCGTGAACGTCGACAGCTCGTCAAAGCCGATGAACCCGTACTCGCTCGACAGGAAGTTCAGAATGTCCGCTTCGGTCTCACAGTGCGCGAAGGTGATGGTGCTGCCATTCGGAAACACAGCCTGGAAGGTCGTCTTCAGGAAGGTCCCGCCCAGCTGCTTCATCTCGAACTCAATCATCGAGAGGTGGGACTTCCGCAGCTCGGGCATGGTCCTGCGGATGATGAGCGCCCGGAAGTTGGGAATCATCATGCAGCGGATGATGGCGTCCCACCGCAGCCACTTTGATTTGCCGGTACCCCGTGTGCCCAGACAGAGCAGGTTGGGTGCGTCACACGCGTGGGCCGCTATTTGGTGCGGCTGGGGCGTATAGGGCGCCCGGCGCTTGCCGTCCTCGCTGGTAACTACGACTGAGACCGCAAAACACTCACTACAGAGGTCGCAGTCATAGCAAATGTTCGGTGGCAGACCGGCTTTGGCTCTCCGCTTCGTACATTTGCTGCACGGATGGAAGCCGTTCTGTGCAACCAAGGGCAATTCTGTCAGGGGGACCCCTCCTGAATTTTCTGATACCCCCTCAGACCCATTTTCAGCACTATTTGCTGAATGATTTGACTGATTTGATGTGCCAGGGGGGAGGGGTCCGTTCCCAGGGGTAGTTAAGACTACCCCCTGTGGGAGGACCACCGCCCCCGCCTCTATGGCAGGTTCCGGTGGGAGGACTGGGGGGTCGAGAGGTTTACGTCTCTTGGGAGAGAGTTTATGCCCCTTCTGGAACGGCATTACTTGATTTCCGTGACTACGGGTCCCTTGGGCTTATCAATCCCACCCATCTGGACACCAATCATGATTTTGACTCCGCCGCCACCTTCAGCAGCCACCTTCTCGACCACCCGAGTCCCCTCTTGGCTCATATTCGCGATAGCCCATTGGGCACTCTTGATAGCGACCTCGTTGTCCCCGCGTTCGAAGGCGGAGATGGTCGACTCCTTGTGGATGCGGACGTAGTCGAGCGCTGAGCCCTGAAATTCCTCTCGGGCTTGCTCGATGATGTCCTTCACGACCTCCTTCGAGCGACGCATCACTTTCGAGAGTGCGGTCGTCTGGGCCGGCGTAATCTCCCTCGGCTGGTCCTGCAGGAACTGGCGGATGAACCCCACCTCGACCTCGCTGACCGGACCCATGCGCTTGAATACGCGGGTGGGAGCCTTGGGGTCCTTGGGGGTCGCTGGGGAATCTGGGTCTTTGGTGAACTTGCTGGGACGTGCTCCGGGCATAGTGAGGGCTCCTCCACCCGCCTACTAAGTGTACCAGAGTTGGCATGTGAGTTGCGTGTACCCCTGTATACCCTCGGTAGCTCAATGCGGTAGAGCCCCGCTCGACAACGACCGAAGATACTGGTTCGACTCCAGTCCGAGGGGGTTTCTACTCAATGAATCGGAGGATTCCTTGGAACTCAAGTCTGAGCCCGCCTTCACTGAAACCCACGTCACCGACTGGGAGTTTGCCACCATTGGCGGCACCCGAGCGTTCACATTAGAGGACGGTGTGGACTCCTGTGACCTCACAACCGAGGGCGGTCTTCCCTGCTTCATCGTCACTGAGGCTCACCTGAATGAACGCACGGTCATCTACATTGGCCGCACGCTCATTGGGTACACGCAGAAGAGTCGGGTCAAGAAGGTGCCGGTCAAGCCAATGGGTCCGAGAGTGGCGGGTGTTCAGTGAGCATTCACATGGACGATGACTTCGTACCTCACTCGTCGCAGTGCGGGTGCGTCCATTGTTGCGACAGCGCCATTCAGAAGTTCGTAGCTGAAGCCACCCAAGATGGGAAGGCCAAGGTCATGCACAAGGCGGAACAGACCATCGCGGCTCTCGCGCAGAAGCTGGCTGAACGCGCTCATGAATACCGGCTTCGGAGCGAACAGTGCCTGGAGCTGTCTCGCTCCACTCGCTTCAGCCGCTCCATGCCTCTACACGCCCAGAAGGCGCTCGTGAACCTCCTGGAGGCGTCCCTTGCTTACCTCTGAAGAGACCCTCACGATTGGTCAGCCTGAGCGTCGGGTCGTCCAGCAGGTCACGCAGGGCCGTTTCGCGGGCATCTACCGGATCATCGGTCGGGTGTCTGACATGGTTCCAGACCCAGTGTCACCTAAAGTGGGTACACAGTTGCCCACTTATGTGGACAAGGCTCATTTGATCGATCACTTTGGTCCGATGTCGCTGGTCAAGTTGACTTCCCGCTACGTTCTCTATCGAGAGATGCTGCCGCCGCCTCCGACAGGAATCCTGAACGAGTTTCACCCCCAACAGCGATAGGAGCTTCTATGTTTGCCAAGACCGTCTTCGCCGCCCTCATCAAACAGTATCTGACGTCGAACCCTCAAGTGGTCGAGCGCTTGGCTGCTGCAGTTCTCCACGGGCTCATCGAGCATATTGCTCCGTCGACTGCGGCAGGCCTCGGTGATGTCGTCGGCCCAGCACCTGTTCTGAGCGAGGCGGTAGCCTCGCCATTGGCGGGGTCAGCCAGCCAGACGCTTTCTGACAGTCAGGTCCTCAAGCGATGAACGTACCTGCGGAAATCGTCAACCGTTACAACGCGGGCGAGCGTGAAATCTTCGTGAGCACCGACGTGTTCGAAGCATTCAAGGACGCCATCCTGCTTCGAGGTGGATTCCTCGACCACATCGGTCCCAGTCGTCCATTCAATGAGCGGCCGCACCTGAACTACAAGGACGCACGGGTGAGTGTGGCGAGGCCGTCATGAGCGTACGGTTCGAAGATGCGCTCGACCTCCGCTACATGGATGGGCGGAAGCACTGGATGGTGCTGAACGCCTTCCATTACGACACCGATGTCCCTCTCGCTCCGGGTCTGTTGTTCCATCGGGACTTCGGTCAGGGCGACTATCGGATTGACGTGCCAGCAGGGTTTGAAACGGACTTCGCGTCCGTGCCTCAACTCTTCTGGAACATCCTGCCTCCCTGCGGCAGCTACGGCAAGGCCGCGGTAATTCATGACGCAATTTACCGCACAGCCACGTTACCAATTACTCGCGCCGAGGCGGATGCAATTTTCTTAGAGGCAATGACCTTTCTAGGCGTCGGCTGGTTTACTCGCACCATTATGTATATAGGAGTTCGTATCTTTGGAGCATCTAGCTATACCCCCCGTCGACAAGAAAAGCCTTAAATATAACGCCTGGAAAACAAGAGAGTGGCGACGAAAGAACCCTAGTCGCGCCAAAGAGCTAGACCGGGCCAACTACCTTCGCAACCGTAGAAAGATCATTGCCAGAGCGACGGTGGCTACTAGACGCTGGCGAGACGCCAACCGGGAGTTGAACCGAGAGCGCACACGCGCCCATTCCCACGGAATGAGCGTACTTCAGTTACGAGACCTGTACGCACGACAGAACAATCGTTGCGCCATATGTCACATTTTGGAGGGTACTGAGAAGTTCCACATCGACCACGACCACGCTACGGGTCACATTCGAGGGCTTATCTGTCGTGACCACAACGTCGGTTTGACCGAAAACACTACTCCAGCCATGTTACGTGCGATGGCGGACTATCTAGAAAGAGGCGGACTTTGATGAGGCGTAATATCTTGGCGTTCGTGTTAGCGTTCGGGCTCGCGACATCAGCCGGCGCCCAGGTCCTCCCCACCCCGAAGGAGCGAACAGCCGCCCACATCACCAGCTGGGTGACGGTGCTGACACTCGAAGGACTGGACACCCTAGCAAGCTTCCGCAGTGACGACCGCACCCGCGCCTTCGTCCTGCAGGGTGTTCGCCTGGGCATTGCTCAGGGCGGTGTCGCCCTCATCAAGTGGGCTGCCCCGATGGCTCGCCCATGTACGCCCACGCATGAGTGTGGCAGCGATGGCGAGATGAGCGGGTTTCCGTCTGGTCATATGGCGCTCGCCTGCTCGACCCTCGGTGGTCCTGGCCTATCCATCACCATTCCCCTTGCTGGCGCTACCGGCCTCGGTCGCTTCCTCGCATGGCGGCACTTCCCATCCCAGATTGCGGCCGGCTGCATCATCGGTGCCTTGGCGTCGAGGATTCGCTAAGAGTCCTCGCAACAGCACGCACACCATCACGGGTCCACACACAAGCGTACGCATGGGAAGGACCACCACCTTCCGGTAGTGAGGCGTGACCGACGCCTCACCCTTTTCCACAGCCTGCCAGTCAATCATTCAGTCCTCCCGGCGTTGCTTCTTCGCATCCTCCCGACGTTGGTCCTCCAGTAACCCTTGCGCGACTTCTCGCGCCAGCTTTGAGCCCGCCGTCGCGGGCTGTGTTGCAACCAGCACTTCACACATCCCCCTCAACTGATGCGCGATATAGTGCGTCTGCATGGAGGCCCAGTTCAACGTCCGGTCAGTCTCGCTGTCGAGGGCGCCCGACACCTGTAGACGCTTCCGGCATTCGGCAATCGCATCCGCCACACTCCGAAGTTCGCTCTCGCTACTCATGATGCTCACAGTCG